TAGCATGTATGTAGTGGTATTGTGATATACCTAGCATTTGTATCTCTGGGAGATAGTTCTTATTTTGCGGCGATCTGGAATCTATTATTAAAATAAAGATAGATGCCGGCAGAAAATAAAAAGCTAGTATAGGCCCAACCACTAAGCCCATACTAGCTATCAGATGCAGATATCAAACTGGAAGGTCTACATTATACATTCGTTTAAAGTCTCGTCTCATGGGATGCAGAGCGGACTCTGTGCCATGAGTTGTGTACATGGGTCCTTCGATAGTTGAAGGGGGTACTATTTTCCAGACCCCTGATTTACTCCGATTTACTTTAAAGCCTAACCGGTTTAACTCGGCTAGAACCTTCTTCATTGCTGAAGATTGATGTTGGCGAGGCATGCTCGTATTCTCCTTCGGTTGAACTTGCATTTTACCTGACTCATATATGTTATCACGTATATTAGCAGGATGCAACTCACCTACGGGAATATTTCGCGGACTCCAGCACGAACAAAAAAGTTCGGCTGTCGCCGCTCTAGTAAGAAAAAAAGGGGGATACTACCGTACAGTCCATTATAGACATATACGATAGTATCCACTCCTGTTCATCAACTATAAGTTATTATAACTTTGTATGAAGTTTAAAAAGGGCATGATTGTGATAGTTCGTTGAGTGTCCCCTGATTGTCAGCGCTTCTCGTCTGATATATCAGGGGACAACAACTATGTTAGGTGCAAGACCTAGTTAGAATGGCATCTCATCAGTTGCAGCAGGTGCTACAGTTGCTGAAGAGTTTGCCTGAGCCGAGTTAGACCAGAGGTCACAAGGAACATCAGTGCCATTTACAACCATGGTAAAGCGACCACAAGGGGCGTTTACTGGATCATAGATGTCCTGCTTTTCCTGTGCACCAGATGGTGTAACCTGAATGCGTTGCTGACTGCCCGACCAGTTGGAAACCCATTGGCGTGAGAGCTGCAAGAGCTTCTGACGCTTCTCTTCGGCTTCCTTGATCTTAGCTTGGCTGAGTGTTTCCATCTTCTCACCAAGTACATGTGCTTGCAAACGCAAACCATATACACGTTGGAAGGTGTCAACTGCAGCATCAACAAGATTCAAGAAGCCTTGATTTGTGCGGGACTTACTACGGTCAGTGGTGCCGAGCTCAAATGAGTTCAATGCAACACCAGTCTTATGCTGATAGGCAGCAACAATGCGACCCGGGGTTTCAATACGACCAGTAACGTCAACTGCGCCTGCAGCCTTGAATGCGTTAATAGCGTGCTTGAATCCATCTTCGTTAGCACCGAACTGCTGGAAGAACAATGGCATACCGTTTGCGAAGTTCATACCCAAGCTACCAAGGCTTGCTACGAACTTGTCACGGTCTACAATTTTACCAGAATCAGTCAAGAAGCTGTGCAAGAGATCAATAATGTTGATTTCCTGTCCTTCGTTGGTGATGCTGATGTCCATCTTTACTGGGTTCATAACGCCAGTTACAAGATAGTATTCTTTACCAGTGTATGGGCTTTGCTGACGAAGAACCGAAAGGCGGCTCAACGAAGCTTCTTTCAAAGTGACAGATGATGGAACTTCTACTCCATTGATGCTGCCTTTGAAGTTTGTTTTCTTGCCTACAACAAGAGTCTGAGTCCGAGAAGTGGACTGCAGGCTATCGATGTTTTCAGCAACTTGCGCAAACAAGTTACTGTCAAGATTGAATTTGTCTGTTAGAGTTGACAATTTATTAACCTATCTTTCTATGTGATAATTGTGTATAAGGTGATTTGTAATTGGGTTGTTAGACCCTTCTTTTTTTAGTTGCTGGAAGACTTAACACCATCAACGAATGCATCTTTGAGCGACTTGCTCTTGTTTGCAGTCTTGGTTGGTGCGTTCTTTACAATTTTGAACGTCTTGCCAGTGATTTTGCCTGTTGTCTTTGCTAATTTGTCTGAAATTGACATTATTGCTCCTTGTGTTAGTGTGTGAATAATTAGTTATTATTGTGTTTCATTGTTATTAAAGATAAGTTCAAACATATCCTGAAATATCTGTATTAACCAGTCGATCATGAGTCACCCCCTTCGCCCTTCTTTTCTGAACGAACTTTAGAAGTGACCCATGAAAGACTGATAACTTTAATTCCATCCACCGTTAGTCGGATGATAGTTTCTTGAGCTTAGTCTTTGGTTTTGTTTTGTTAGAAGAACTAGATAACCAGTTACGAACATTGCATAACAGGTTACAAAGCCTAGAAAGAATGCTAACATTGTTATTTTCTCCTTAGTTTATAGGTTAAGCCGGCAACAATAAAAGCTATTGTTGTTACGACTGAGCCGATAGTGATTTTCTTTTTCATTAGATACTGTCGCTTTTTGATTCTGCAGTAATCCAACCTTCAACCATTTGTGCATACATGTCTACGACTTGCTTAGCTCGAGCAAACGAGTTAATAGCCGGCATGTGATACGTTAAATGATCTGAAGAATCTGGTGAATCACCACTTGGACTTTGGATATGCATTTCTATTTCTACTGACATATCACTGAATTGTTCTGCTTTGAACGAAGAGATCATGCCTTTAGGTAGTGAATGACCACTGCGGTTATACACCATGAATCCATAAGCACGCCACCCTTCATCTTGAGTTTCGAATTTTTCTATTCTCATGCTACTTTCTCCTTATTTGTGTAGTGATTGATCATTTCTTGCATTTTGTCACTCATTTTAGGTACGTTAAGTCGTTGGTTTACCTTAGCTTGTTGTGTTGCGCGGATAAAACCTACAATCATACCTGCTATGATATTAAAAGTAAGATAACCATAGAATAGTTTCTTGTAATTCATTAGTTACCTCCCATTGACTTGTTGAATATCCTGCGAATCCATACCATCATGGTAAGTCCGCCGGCAATAAACGATGTTAAAGCTAACATTGTTGATTTCATTGTTGATTCTCCAATATGTTGTCGATTTGATCTTCTAATTTTGTAATACGGTCATGTAGTTTGGCAATCATATTGTTCTGTGATTCACAGATACCAATGAGTGCTTCTGTACGCTTGTTCATTTCTTTTGCTACATCAATAACTGTGTAGTTGATTTTGTCTGGATCTAACATAATTATTGTCCTTTCTTTTCTGAGTAATATTCGATTGATATATCACGGTTACATGCACTACAGAAAGTGCCACGTGAATCATGATCTTCGAAATAAAGCTCATGTTTATTACAGTCGTGGTTGTCTCTTATGTAGCGAATGGTTCCGGTGACAAAGATTGCTGAAATAACAATCATTATAATAATTGGTAGTATCACTTTTGCTCCTCTATTTGTTTTTGGATATTGTCTAATTTGCCGGCAATATTAAGCATTGATGCTGTAAGACGGCTTACGTTGAATTCACTTGTAAATCCATGCTCTAGGTTTAGAACACGGATATCAACAGCTAGTTCATCTAGTTGTTGTACTACTCGTTTGATATCTATTTCTGGCATGATGCTCCCTTGTTGGTTGTGGACGGTATATTGATACAACGCTTTTCCTGCATATACCAGACAGTACAATAATGTCGCCCTTGTACCAGTGGCCTAGGCTATCCTAAATGTTTAAGAGTGGCTATAGCTCCACTGTTCATTGTCAGCTTTACACCGGTAGAACGACCGTATGTATATATAAGTGTTGACTACTCAGCCTGATTCGACATCCATTGGTTTACAGGCTACCAGTACATAGGCTTTTATATGTGTCCTATGATTATTTACACAGATCGTGAGACCCTTCTTTTCCCAGTTTGGGGTTTAGAATCTAAAAATAAAAAAAATATAATAAGATAGAGCCGGCATAGCAACCACACTATACCGACCCTACCTTATGGTACTAGGGAGGCAAAAACTTGAAATCTTGGTTCTATAGGAAAAAAGGGTAAGCCCCGCGTGAGCAGTCCAAACCAGAAGACTGGGCGCGAGGTACGAAGTACCGAGGCAAGTGTGAACACGTCCCGAAGGGGCGGGTGAGCACTTGCGAAAAAAAGGGGGATTCCCCAAAGGAATACTCGTTAGAGCACTCCAATGGGGAAATCCCGAGAGTCTTACCGTCAGAACGGTTGGTCACCAGCAACTACGGTAGGGGCTTCAACGCGCTTAGCGTCAAAGTTCTCCGCATACTTACGGGCCTCATCAGTTACCACAATGGCAACTGGCTTGAGTGCTTCCTGAGCAGGAGCCTCCACAGTGATGTTACCACCGAGAAACAACTGACGCTTAGGCACCTTCAACTCAACCAACAGGCCAGTAGCCATATCGGTGTAAGTTGTCTGGACCTTGGACGCAGGTTGAACTTGCTCAACCAACAAGGTCATACCTTCCCGCAGACTGGATGCGGTGGCGTTAGGAAGCCAAGCCCACTCACGAACGCCGTCACGCGTAAGGAATGAAATGCTGGTTGCCTTAGGGCCGGGAGAGTTAATCCCAGCAACTACGAGTTGAACTGCCGTAGTCGCAGTGTTGAGCGTCTCGCTCATAATCTACCTCCTTGGTAGGTTAGTGGTTGTGGAACCCACGGTTGTGAGTCCCTTCTTTTCCCAATAAGGGAAACTTGGACCAGTTTAGAGACTTGGTCAAGGTCTGCCGATAATCAGTCGGCTGAGTGCACCGCAAAAGGGTTGAACTCAGGAATAGAGGCTGTAACTTGTACAAGCAAGTCCCGTGCGGCATCAAAGGATGCAACAGCAGAATCAAGCCGTTCGCGAACAGCCACGGTTGGATGTGTCATGGTAGTATACCCCCAGTATGTGAGTGAAAGAGCACGAGCCCTTCTTTTCCCAGTAAAGTCTGACGCAGTTAGTCATACTTTGTACGAGCAAAATATAAGTAACCACGGCAGAGTCTGTAACAGAGTTTAGAAGAGACCAAAGGCTCCCCCAAACTCCCCCGCCTCGTTTAGAAGCTTCAGCATGGGGAGATCTATTGGGGTCAGCTTATAATAAAGCGCTGGTATGCACGAATCAACCAGTCAATTGGTAGTGCATTCAACTCTGGGTCCACTACAAACAACCACTTGTCATGATTACCCATAGGCTTGGCAGTCTTGGCAATGAAGCCTTGACGGAACAGACGGAGCATCTTGCGGTCTGTGTATGCCTCACCCTTCTCTTTATCACTCTTCTCAAGAGTTTCTACCAGCTTCTTGGCCCAGTCCTTGGTTGTTCCGTCTGCAGTTACAGCATAGAACCACTGAGTGATTTGAGCAAATTCAGTTGCTGCAAGCTTACGTTCCTCGTTGTCCATGGCCATGTTGGCAATGCATGCTGGCATATATGGAGTGTTTGCCCATTCAAGCAATTCCTTGTAAGCTGCACGTACAATTGCCTCACGTACTTGCATCATCTCAAGAATTGGAGAGTTCTCCTTATCAGCCACAAATGAGAAGTTCTTGCCCCAATACTTGAATTCAATACCAACGCGCATAGGTACACGCTTTGACTTAATCCAGTACTGGTCAATACGTCCACCAGTAGATACCATCCACCTCTTGATTTCACGATAGAACTCATCACCAGACTCAGAGATAAGCTTCATGTCACCTGGTGTACCAAGGCCTTGCTGCACAGCGTCAATGATCTGCTCGTTGGATACAAGCTGGTCAGTGATTACTTTACCGGTAATTGCATAGGTCAGCATCTTAGGGAGTACTGTTGCACCGGTACCACCAGGCATTGCAGATGCAGACTTACGCATGCGTACCTCGTCTTCAATACTGTACACATCACCAATCTCAAGTGTCGATGCTCCTGGCAACTCTTCAAATGAGTAGTTGATCCTGTTATTCTTCAACATGTTGCTGAGCTGCTCAACCTTAGCCCTGAGCTCTGCCTCAATCACAGTTGGCACATTGCCGTATGTGTGATAGCAGTGTTCAACTTCACTAGGAGCTACTGGAATAGCACTCCATTCACCAAAGTCGTTAGGGTTACGCATAAGCAATGCCTTATAAGAACGCTTACCTTCTGCATTCACAAAGTCACGGATCATTACGTTGATCGAGTCATCCAAGTCAGGACCACCGTGGTTAGGATAGTTCTCTACAAAGAATTCACCTGGTACCACAAAGCAGTGTGTCTTATCATGGTAGAAGCCCTGCATACCTTTATTATTAAACTTGTATCCAAAGATTTCAAGTACTTCACGAGTCATGATGTGTGCACGATATGCAAATGGCACTGGCATACGAGTACCAACACCACGCTGAGTTGCAGCATCACCTTCAGGAACCATCTTACCTTCTGGGGTAAGAATACCGAACATCATTGCCACACCACGAGCCTTGAGATACATAAGTAGCTGACTGGATTCAATACCAAGGCCAATCTCATTCAACTTATCAGCAAGTTGGTCAATCCGCTTGATCATGGAGTTCTTGTTAGGGTTCATGTCATCTTCGTTATCGATGTTCATGGCAACTTCCTTCCTCCAATCAGAGTCTGAACCATTCTTGTAGTTGTCCACAAGTTCATTCATTGCATGCTGAAGAGTTGACAACATGAGCCATGGATCAATCACACCCATAACATCACGGTAGATTGCCAATGTCAAGTCATCAGAGGACAACGGGAGCTTGCCATAGCTACCTTCTGCAGTTGCCCAATACCATCCGTCAGTCTTGATCTCAGCTTTCACGTTTGGTGTAAAGGTACGAATGTCATACCCGTTCATCATCTTGTCTGGAAGCACAATGGCATTACCCTTGATCAAGCCCTGTGGCGTGAGTACACGGAGTTGCACAATGCTCATTTTACCAGACTCAACACGCTTGATCATGGATTCTTTCCATTCGTCAGATGCGTTTTGGTTGTTCTCAATCATATTGACCATGATAGTCCTGCTGACTGCACTGATGCCGTCAACATACTTCTCATCAACTCCAAGAACTGCTGGATCCATGATTTCAACATCAAGGTTATTGTAGAGTCCATACATGCAACTCTGACGTGCAAATTCCTGTGAACGCTTGGCAAACTTCTTACTGTTACCAATAGTCAATCCAATCTTGTTGAATGCATCCAACCAACCATTATTATTATTCACAATGATAGTGAACTGATGGTCTGCGGTTGACCAGCGGATTACTGTATCTGGTGTGATTTCATCCTCTGGCAATGGTGCAGCTGTGATAAGGCTATGCTTGATGTTGCGAACCTCTACACGGTATCCTTGTGGGAAGAATGTGTCAAGGAATGCAAAGCTGTATGCACCCTGCTTAAATTCTTCTTTCACTGATGCATCCATTCCTGTCAATGGCATTGTTGTAATTAACCTCATGTTACCTCCGATAACTTTCATACCGCCATCAATCATTGGGTCGCTATAACCCGATTCATAAGCAGCGGTCCTCCGTTGGATATATTCACGTGTGATCCCATACTTTGCACAAAGCTTGTCAAGCATAAGGGTGCACACATTCTTTTCTTCAGCAGGTGTGTTCTTGTGGTCTTCACGGCTCTTGATGCCCTTGATCTTTGACCACACCTTGTCTGATATTCCATCAACAGTTGTGACCTCCATCACCTCCTGCCAGATGTCCATATAATCGACAATTCCATGGAAGAATGTCTGTGTATTTCCTGGCACGTACATTGCTACCTCCTTCTTTGTTTGTTCGATGATTGTATTCATTGGTTTCTCTTCTTTCATTTGTTGTGGGTTGTTTGGTGTTTTAGGCATGTCTTTACCGCTTTCTCCTCCGTTGTCCTTCAAACTATCTCTAATTTCCATAAGCATTGCTCCTAGCATGTTTTTCCCGGTAACATCATTGCATACAGTTCCGCATATACATTGACCCCAGAAATTGTCGTGCCAAGTGTTGGTTTCAATTAGCTCAACATCTCCAGTTGCCAGTAGTTTGGCTGCAAGTTCAGTGCCAGGTTCAAACTTAATGACTAATGCATGCCGCATAACATCCATTTTAATTTCGTTCCAATCTTTGCGTATTGCAAATGTCCTTGCAAACTTCTTCGCCTCAAAGCCATTCATTGATTTGATTTGTTCTCTGATACTTTTATTTTCAGTTTTCATAGCCATATAGAACGATTCAACACACTTGTATCCAACAATATCAACTGGATACATGTTCGACAGAAACTTGTATTCATCTTGCTTAAACATAGGTACAGCTTTCATATCTTTGTCCTTTTCTGTTGGGTTCATTGGTTCTACTGGGCCTTCGGTGTTCTTCATATTTCCTCCTTCAGGGTTGATAATAAATGTTTTAATTCCATTTGTTCTGCAATAGTTATAGCACTGTGCAGTACCTCTGCTTGTAGGGTTATATACCCACACCACATCAGCACGGTCAGCCATCCATTCATTGCGTACAAAGTTTGAGTGCTTGCCATCAACATAGATGTTCTTACCACATACATAGTGGACAGCACCTGTGTTGTTTGCATAACGAGCCAGCTCCTGGAATGTATCCATGCGGTCAATCTTAAGCACTGAGTTATTGCGCCAGTAGTAGGCAGAGTAGCCTTTGTTAGGAATTGCTGCAATGAGTGTTACTCCAACGCACATAGCTGCACGTGCAAGAACTTCATCAAAGCCTTCTGCCATTCCAGAGATAACAACCAGATTGTCACCGTGCTTAGCCTTGGCCTGTGTGAGCAGGTCGATAAGGTACTCTTCTACCTTGTTCATCTTGTCTTCATCATTGACGAGAGACCGTGATCCAGTCCCTGCAATTACGAACTTGCCATCAAGTTGTGGCATATCTGATACTTTCATTACCTTCTCCTTTGGTTGTGGTTGTGGTTTCATTACTTGCTCCTTTGGTTGTGGGTTTGGTTGTGATTTCATGTTCTCTTCCTCGCTTTCGTTGTGGTAGTTTTTAATAAGTTGAGCCAACAATTCACCTGAGTAAACATACGCATGCAAATTTCCATTGCTTTCAAGCTTGTATATATCACCCATTTTCTCACACACTGCAAATCGAATACCTTCAGTGTAGATCTGCCTGTACTCTTCAACACTGCACTGCCAGAATACATCTTCGTCATGCCATTTAATAATGGTGTTGGTTGTTGTTGGTGTTGACATTGCTGCTACCTCCTTGGTAGTTGTTGGGTTGTTGTTTAATTGAATATTCATTGGTTCATCTCCCTCTTGCATTACTCGACCCCTTTCTTGGCGCTACACTACTTGGTCTCCTTTTTGGTTGTAAGGGTGTTGTGCATCCACTTGCGGATGTTCTTATCCATAGCTGGTTCAAGCTCAGCATTGTACTTACCACGTAATTCTTCTACATGGTAATCCTTGGTGAGACGTGCATGACCAATCCATTCATTGGTATCTTTGTCTTTAAAGCCAATAATGTAGCATTCTTTATTAGCTACTCTTTCGTTGTACGCAGTGCCAATGCAGTTACCTTGTGCTGCACCCCATTCAACTAAGTCATGAGTTGTCTTTGGTGCTACAAATATAACTCCTGGCAATACCTCTTTGCCATTGAACGAGTTAATCAGCTTAGTGTTAGGAGTCTTTCGTTCAACTTGTGCATACTTGCGTGCCTCAGCAATAACAAAGTTATGTATCTCTTCTGGGTTCATCTTCTGCTGTTTAACATGAGCCACAATAGTCTTGCGCGCATTACCAAGAGGAATCTTCTTCCAGCTGTTCATTGTGTCAACAACTATGTCCACATGGTATCGTGTATCACCAAGTGTTTGAGCAAGATATCCTTGGTACCACTTAATCGTTGAGTTCCTAAATCCAAATGTCTTAAAGAACTTATTGAAGTGATTTATTTCTTCAGTTGTAACATTAACAATTGCATCAACATGATATCGTTTTGTCTTATGATTAAAGTATCCGTCCCAACTTGCTTGCCTGTCTTTGTCAGCATCTGTTGCAACCCAGTTCTTACCTAGTTCAGTATCTGTTACAACCCAAGAAATATCCACATTGTCAAAGAACTCTCTTGGGAACAACTTAAACATTCTTACAAGAACAATTGCAGCTTGTAGTTCCTGGAAGTGCTTGAGCTTCTTCATGCCTCCAAATGCGTTCTTTGTTAATCCCTCTTGTCCAGTCTTACCATAAGCCCGGTTAAGTATATCTACCAAGCTAGTCCTTCCATTAATCCAATACATGTCTCGTGCGTTAAAGTCATGCAACTGATTAAAGGCAGGTGTGCTAATGGCATAATTGGCTTCAGCATCTACCTTCGGCAAGTATTCAGCTATTGGCATTACATCTTTCTGTGAGTACATGCCTTCAAGCATCTCCACTATGTGCTGAGTAATGTAACCTATTTCATGTGCATGAAGCTTGCCAAACTCTTTTTGCTGCTGAAGTGATTGCCCCCACTTAATAGCCTTAGTCTTGGTATCTTTCACGAGCATTCGTACACCAGAAGGAGTCTTTGTTACAATCAGGATATGATTAAAGTTTCTCCTATGCGGTGGGATACTGCTATTCTTTGCAGATCCAGTCTTTGACCTATAGCTAGACTTATTGGCGTATTCTTCATTGGCCAAATAGCATGAAGTAGTTGAGGTGTTCATAATCCACCCAGTATCAGTTTCAATTAACCTAACTTCATATACTGTAGACCATTGACCCAGCTCTGCAGAATGTTCAGTCGCACGGAATTGATTAAATGTCCGTGTGTAATAACCATAACGATCCCAACGCTCTACCGTAGGCACAGTTTCATTATTATATCCAAAAGGATCATAAATGTCATTTGCGTGGTAGATTGCATTAACAATTTCAAATGCAGACATTTCATCTGCTGGTTTCATCTTACCTCTTTCTTCTGGTGGTGTAAACATTTCATTCATCTCCTCTAGTGTTGTTTCTGGACTTTTCATTGCTTTCATGGCTATTACCCTTTCGTTATTGTTGTTTGATATTGCTTGCATGTACATTGCATTGATTGCTGGATCTTCTAGCTGCATTTCTTTTCCTCCTTGTTTGATTATGGCTATTACCACAAATGCATCTTGTGTTCTATATGCTCCACTGCTCCATCCATCTACTGAATCGTCGTGCCAATCTGGATATGGCGCATCATCGTCATGGAACATTGTGGCTGGATCAAATGGTCGGACCAAATAAACATTGGCAGTTCCACCATTCTTTAGTGCTGCATTAGCTGCATATCGTTCAGCTTCTGTGATGTGGATAGTTGCATGAGCAAAGTCTTTCAACTGCTTGAGATATTTAGTTGAGTAGTTAATTGTTCCACCATGTTCAATAGCAGGGAGGATAAGGTCTCCCTCATTAAACTTGCGGTTTGTTCCGTGGAACAGGATTGTTGGCTTATTCATTATTTGTCTCCTTTGTTGTTAATGGTTCGATATGGACGGCCATACTTTTCAATGAAGATGGCGTTCACTATTGCCATACCTTCTTCAAATGTGCATGGTTGATCATCAAGACCAAGAGGTAGTTGTGCACCACCGTTAGTCCTCATGTTCTTCTTTGCTGCTGCTTGATTCATTGTCTTCCTCCAGTTAATCTGCTTTATTAGCCTTGCAGCTTTCAATGGAGCATTTACTTCCTTATGCTTAGGACAGTTCTCACTGCGTAAGCATTGCTTACCTTCTTTTGTTACTGAAGCACATCGTGGTGATGTACGCATGATTATCCTCCTTAGGATAGTTTGTGCTAGAGGTTATCCTTCTAGTCATAAAAAAAATATCCCCAGGGACCGAAGTCCCCAGGGATACTCTTATTACCCGTGTGTGTATAAGGTTGTTATTTCCTTATTTTTGTTTTGCTGCTGGATTGTGGACGAGGCAAGCAGTTGTGAACACAAAGACTTGTGCTCGCGCTGTTACCATGGCATTGAGGGCCATGTTTCTTGTCCACCTTGGAGCGACGCTTCTTATTTTCCAACTCCTCTTGAAACAAGAGTAATTGGTTAAGATTATCGTCCTCTAAGCAATCATCGAAGGAATCATCAATGTCATCAAAGCGTTCGCTATCTGTAATAGCTAAGCCTTGACGGATTGAAAGCCCATCTTTGACCAACTTATCCATCTTTATTTGCAACTCTAATTTATCTAGAGCAGCAACAAAGTGGTCAGCTGCATCCTGGATAAGATCCTGGATAGCTGCCTTCTTCTTGTCCGCAACAAGAGTAAGCACAGCAGAGATGATCTGCGGTGTGTATACTCCGATGAAGAAGACAAGAGCCAATGTATATATCGTCATAGTGTACCTCCCAGTACCTAATAGATATACACACACGGGACTCTATGTTTAACCTGCTAGAGTTAACGCAGGGATCATGAATTTAACGTCTACCAATAGACGGGGCAGTTTAACGACGTACCCAGGTCGATTACTTACTTAGTTGGGAATATAACCAATTGTCCGTGACGGATCTGGTCTTGCCCACCATTGAACTCGATGAGCTGACTTATTCTGTCCTGCTTGTTCAACCCGCCCTTGCAATCAGCTTGGGAATCAAGGGTCCAGAAAGAGTCGCCATAAGTAGCAACGACACTATCCTTACTGCAGGTTACTGACTGAACACCCCATATACCGAACAAGCCAATGGCAAGGCCGGCAATAAGGGCAACTAACATACCAACAAGCGCTTTGCCTGTAGACATGGATATCTCCTTTGTTTGTGGTTGATTATAAGGTAGGCAGTTTAACGACGTACCTAGGTCGTAGGTAGCTAATTAGCTAGCTATCCTGTATATGCACTTATGGATGTTGATACCATTGTGCTCTAGTATCCACTGGCGTGAGTACTCAGGAATGCGCTCATTCTGCATCATTTCCCTGTACTGCCATGATCCTAGTTTTGTCATGGTGGTTACCTGTATCTCACCTCGGTTACCTGATATGTAATTCAGCCAAATTACAGTACCATTCTCCTTAGCGAATACGTAGTATGCACCGTTACCAAACAGCACACGATTAGCCATAGCAGCCTCCACCAATTGAGCAACGAAGTACTCCATTGATGAACCAGTATGTGTAGCCTCATAGCTCTCTGTGTGTGCTGTACGTAGGAAGTCAAGTAGGCTAGATGCTACATGGTGTTCAGTGTGCATGGTACCCTCGTAGTGAGGCACCTCTTCTACTGTGTTGTGTATAGTATCTACTACTAGCTTCTTGCCATACTCATTGATGTACCATAGGGCACCATTACCGTAGTAATAGCGTCCCTCTAGTGCAGCGGAGATTACCCGCATGAATAGGTCATATGCTGTATCTGACAGCACATGTTTGTTGGTTGTGTAAGTAGCCAAGTAAGGCCCTCCTTAGTACACACTATTAAGGCTTGTGTGTCTCCTAGTTAACTTGTTTGACTTGGGTTAACCAATAACCAAGGGTCACAGACATTTAATGTCGATCTGATGAGACATACTAAGGGGTATACCCCCGTGGGCGCGTTAAAGATATTTAAAGTATCTATACTACCCTTAGTACCATCTCACTATTTTCTAGTATTTTCATAAGCTTAGAGTTTTATACATGTTTATAGAAGTCCCTTCGCCCTCAAAAAATTTTCCCTAAAAAAATCCCTATTAGGAGTTGTTTTTGTGATACACACCTGCTAGTGTGATTCGCGCATGATACAAACCACACAAACCAAGGAGAATAACATCATGTCAGACATACACAGCTACTCAATGCCAATAGAAGATATGGCTAGAATAGAAACGCCCGAAGAAATGAGAGAGTTTCTAGAGTCCTACGATATGGGGTCCTTTGACCTAGATGATAAAAGATATGACTACGATATGGACAACTACGAATACGAATCATACAACTACTAATATCTTATTATTATTTTAATATCAAGCTCAACAAAAGAAAGACAACTACAAATGGAAACAACAATGCCTAATAACTTAGTGATATGTTCAGATAAGTTCTTGAGAACAAAAGCTCCATGGAAGATAGATGATAGCTTAATGGGTCAGCTCAAACACGACCACATGGTAGCTACCTTTGATTCATCTCTCTATGGTGGTGATTATGATCAGTTACGTAAAGACATAGCTAAACCTATAAAAAATATTACAAACAAGTACGAGTTTGATCACATCGTGTTCATTGGTATTGGCGACGACTGTCAACTGGCTAGTTCTTTATATGTTAGAAATGGTGTTGAGATAGATACAATATTTCTAGTCAATAACCCATTTGACACAAAGCTATATAATTCAATCTTTGCGCAGTGTGCAATTTACAATTTATATACCCGTCCAGAACTATCCAATAGATACTTCGAAGGAGCAGAGGCTAATCAGTACATTAAGACGCGCATACCAGCTCACATGTCCAATAGAGTGGCATTAGAGATCAGTGGCTTGTTAATGTACGATAGATACTGTGTAGATTACTTTACACCAGTAGAGTCACAATTAGTAACTCTCTAGTCGAAGTCGTTCTTATTAAACTGTAATACATTAGGCAAACTTACATCCATATTGCGGACCACCTCTTCAGGAGACTGAGAGGTGAGTTCGCTTATATCACATACCATCATCCACTGATCTTTGGTAAATACCGTCATTGTATAGATCTCATCATCATCAGTGTGAACTGTGACTATAACGTCTTCTAAGGCGTCATCGGTTTCAAACTCGAAGTCAGGCATTGGTTCCTGAGCGTATTTACGCCCTTCTAAAAACTTCTGTATCATCTTAAAGAAGAAATCCATCATAGAGACCTACTTTGATATTTTAAAAAAAATAAATGAAATTTTTGGCGGCGGACGACTTCTTCAATAGTACTTCAAAAAGAAGTAAGATCAATCATTCCTATCACGCTTATAGAGATAAACATCATCAAGCATCAAATCGATAGCGTCAGCCAAAGAGTTGAGACGAGCTTCCAATTTATCTATATCAAAACCAGTCTTTTCCTTAGGCTTAGGTTCAATACGTCTTTTAGCGACTTTTGGTTCATATACGGTTCTGTGTTCAGATATCATGTCTAATAGGTGATTAACATCATAATCTTTTTGGATACGATTCCAAGCTTCTGTATTACTCCAGTTTTCGAAATCTTTCCACATATCTTCAAAATCTTTACTCATCTACTAACTCCGTCCACTTTTCTCCGCATTCACGGCATTCGATTCCATATTTAGTATTATCATCTTTTTTACCCAAGTGGGTAACTATAAAATTAGTTGGAATTGGGCAATCTGCACAAGGATCAATTTCTAGGTCAATCCTATTACTTGGCATCTCGAATCTTCTCTTTCATCTCCATAAAGGTATCTTCATTCTCTCTAAGGTGATTAATAGCATTTTCTCTACCCTGAGCAAACAATTCGCCGTTGTAATAGATCCATGCGCCCTTTTGAGTTAAAATGCCGGCATCTAGTGCAACATCTAAAACGCAACCATGCTCATCAATGCCTTTGCCATAAAGAATGGAGAACTCGGTTACTTTCATAGGTGGTGCCATCTTATTTTTAATAATCTTAACTTTAGATACAATACCTACTGAGTTGCCGGCCTTATCCTTGATATCTTCTCTTTTTCTAATATCAATACGAACAGATGCAGCGTACTTTAGTGCCATGCCACCTGGAGTGGTTTCTGGGTTACCAAACATTACACCAATCTTGTTTCTAAGCTGATTTATAAACACTAGGAGCGTCTTATGGGTATTTGCCTGTCCAACTAGCTTTCTCATGGCTTTGGCCATCATACGAGCTTGTAGACCCATCTGAGCCGATTCCATGTCACCCTCTAGCTCTGCTTTTGGAATTAAGCTTGCAACTGAGTCAATAATGATGACTCCAAGCTCTCCTGTAGCAACTAGCTTGTCTACGATCTCTAGTGCTTGCTCGCCGTAGTCTGGCTGGGTAAAGACTAATTCATCTACATCAACTCCAACAGCTTTCATATAAACTGGGTCCAATGCATGTTCTGCGTCTACATACGCGCACGTGATACCAAGCTTTTGTGCTTGAGCAACAATTGATAAAGCAAGTGTTGATTTACCAGAAGACTCTGGTCCATAGATCTCAACTATTCTACCTCTTGGTAGTCCGCCAATTCCGAGTATTCTATCAAGTGATAAAGCACCAGTTGGGATTGATGGCCACGGTTCAAAGTCTGATGAACCCAATTTCATTACCGAGCCGGCACCATATTGTCTATCTATTTGAGCTATGGCCAACTCAAGTTGTTTTGATATTGCTTCAGTCATGACTATAGTTTATCACTTTCTACTGACGTGAATCAAGCTGCTGCTCAATTGTTTTGATTTTATAAATTATATTTTGTTTTATCTGTAAAAACTGTCTTCTTGTTTGCGGATCAGAACCAAGCAAAGCATTTGACACTTTATTTAAAAGGGTATATAACTTTTTCAATTCTTCGTTGTTTGTGTTAACTCTATACATCTTTTCCTCGAAGGTATCGTGATATAATGAAGGCGCAAAGTATACACCATAAACGGAGAAGTGATGAATAGAAAAATAGACCTAAACCCTGATTACATCAGAGCTGTGCATCTACTAGAGAACAAGATTAAGAACCCGTTTGATTTAATTAAACTTTGGTCGATTTTTGGCCCTTGTATAGAAAATCATCCAGACATCGAAAATATTCGTAGATAACTTGACAAGAATTTGACAGTGTGTGTATACTGGGTATACGAGAGCTCTAGCCAAAAGAATACGCTAAAGTCTTATAATATTTTGTGTATGCATACACTGTCCTAATTCTGACCAAAGTAATACTTTTGAATTACTATTAAGTAAGAATAAAAAGAATCGAGGACAAATGAAGATATATCAGATATATGTTCCTGAACTTGCCACGTATGCAAAGTTCAAAGTCCTAGAACCAGAAAGTTTAGAAGACTTTATTTCTGAATACAAAAAAGAAAGTAAGAAGATAGATATTCTTTCTTTCAGGAAAAAAGTAATTGAAACTTTTGTTTTTAACCTAAAGTCAGATATTACAGATGCCTTGCGTTTAATGACTAAGCAAGCAGCTCAAGCATGTCTAGATTCCTTATTTACCGGATGCATTATGCTGAACCCCGGCTTAGACATTGACATGTGGCTAAACATAGCCTATACAGGAGTGCCTGAAGATATTGGTCCTATGGACCTAGATGACGACATTTCATCGGCATTTTTAAACTCACTAAAGAACATGCGTTCTAAGTTTCCAAAACTAGATGCTGAAGATTACCCATTTGACACTAAGGGTAAAACAAAGCCTAAGATTAAGCAAATTTCAAAGCAGAAGTATCTTGGTTTAAAGAATCACCTAAATTCTAATATTATTGGACAAGATGCTGCAATAGAATCTGTTGTTTCATCTCTTAGGAGGTCACAAGCTGGTTTAAGCGATAATGATAGGCCACTTGGTGTATTTCTATTTGCTGGTTCTTCAGGAGTCGGAAAAACTCATTTGGCAAACGTTTTGCATAAATATCTATTTGGAAGTGACTATCCTATGGTTAGAATTGACTGTGGAGAATATCAACACAAACATGAGAACCAGAAGTTAATTGGCTCCCCTCCAGGATATGTTGGACACGACGAAGGTGGACAATTAGTTAATACAATTAAACAATTTCCTTCAAGTGTAGTATTGCTTGACGAAGTTGAAAAAGCTCACCCAGATCTTTGGAACACATTCTTGAGAGTATTTGATGACGGTGTTTTAACAGATTCAAAAGGTGAAGTGGTTGATTTTAAAAATACAATTATTATTATGACCACAAACTTAGGAAATGATAAAACTAGCGAACATCTTCTTGCCGGCGGTACTGGCTTTAATAGAGATGTTAATTATAAGACTGGTACTAAAAAAATTCCAGAAAGATCTATTCTTGAAAGAAATACGAATGACGGCATTAAAAAGCACTTTAAACCAGAGTTTTTAAATAGAATTGATAAAGTTGTTATATTTAATTATTTATCTGAATCAGATTGTCAAACGATTGCGCAGTTAGAAATGTCAATCATTGCAGACAAGATGAGAAAGAAGGGTTATTCTTTTGAGTATAATCAAAATGTAATTGAAGGTTTAATAGACAAGGGCATAGATAGCATTAAAGGCGCACGTGGTTTGGCTCAAATAAGAAGAGAATTGATGGAGTCTCCACTTGCTGACAGCATGATTAATACCGTAATTCCAAGAGGAAGTATATTCCAGATGTACTATGAAGATGAGGCTTTTAAATTTAGTATTCAAAAACCTATCAAAAAAACAGGTCTATTAAAAGAAGTTTAACATTACTATTACTACAATCAAACAAACTAAGAGGTTTTATGGTAGCTAGTTTAAATCCACGTGCAATAGCTTCACGAGTTATGTCAATGCCAGTTTCTGGTAGATCAAGTGGAGCAATGGCATTTGCTAAGAAGCATAAAAAGAAAATGATGATGGGCGCTGGAGCAATTGGAGTAGGCAGAGCCACTATTGGTGGACGTAGATCTGGCTTGGATAAAACTCCTGGCAGACCAACAGGCATGTACAACTACTAAGGAGCCAATATGCCGGCAGGAATAGGTAGAAAATATATAGGCGACATGTTCGCAGCTATAGGTAGCCGAACAAAAGCTGGAAAAGCTATATCATCAGGCGCACGTGCAATGGCAGCTACAGCACCAGCTGGAATGGTAACACCAGCTGCCATGAGTGCATATTTGCGACCTGGTCACATAAAAGCCGGCAAAAGAATGACTGCTTATGGAGTATTGGGTGCCTCAGGCATGAACATGGCTTACAGCAATAGAAGAGGCAATTCATATAGACCACCATCGCAGCCAATTAACCCGATATCGTCACCACAAGGCTCTGGAAGATACGCATAATACGCTATCATTGATGATATGAATAATTGGAAAATGTACATAAATGAAAATGATGATTTTGAGCTACCTAATTTTCTTTATAGAACCATAATGGAGTTGATGAAGCAATCATTAGATATGGGAACTCTTTTATCGAGTGATCAACAAAAACTAAGAGCCTATAAAGAGCAAACTAAAAAGTTGTTTAAAAACAAATGGTATGAAATAGCCAAAGCTCTTGAAGCCTTTTCTATTATAGATCCTTGTATATGTTCAATGGAAGAAAAAGAAATTTATTGCGATTTATGCAAAGGTGCAAGGTATCTTATTAATTCTTCTTTAACTCCAGATGAAATGAGAGAAGTAGGATTGATAACCAACGCAGGAACCAATGCTGAAATTATAAGTAAGCTGCAAAAAAGTTTAAATGAAATATTGTCAGAATACCCTTAGATCGGTGAAAAATGTCAGAATTAGAAAAGCCAGATAATAAGAATAATTTCATGAAACAATTTGAGTCTTTGAGACCAGACTTGTTTTTTCCAGATCATTGGACTGATGATCAAAAAGAAAAAGCAGTAGATTTAATTAGGCCGCAAAAAACTAGAAGTGCAATGTTTTCGTCTATACCAATGAACTGCGAAGCTGAAAAATGCATCTTTGCTTCAACATGCCCATTAATGAAAGAAAACCTTGCTCCCAAAAACAAACCATGCCCAATTGAAATGTCAATGGTTGCCCAATTCACCGCAGAGTATTTAGAACAACTAGATGTTAATCCAAATAACTTAGTAGAAGTTTCAATGGTTAGAGATTTAGTAGATCAAGAAGTTCAATATCTGCGCAAAACAAAACTACTTGCAAAAGAGCATTTTATTCAAGAAAATATAATTGGAATTGACAGAGATGGTCAACCAATTCTTAAGAAGGAATTGCATTTAGCTGTTGAGTTAGAAGATAAGCTTCACAAGAGAAGAAAAGATTTAAGAAACCAACTATTAGCCACCAGAGAAGCTAAGGCTAAAGTTGGACAAGTTCAACTTGATACAGCTCAAGCAATTTCTGACATTATAGGAAGAGTGCAAGCGGTAGAAAGCCAAAGAGAAAAACTATTAAGAAAAAAACTAGGTACATCAGAATTAGATGATTATATCATTGACTCTGAGGTGGTTCCAGAACCATAGGATAAACCATGCCAAGAAAAAAAACTAAAGCTCAATTAGCAAAAGAAGCTGCAGACAGGAAAAACCTGTATGGTTACAAGGGCTTAAGTGTAGGAACAATTGCGAGCCCAAGAATATATACTGGTGATAGAACAAAGCCAGGTCCATTTAGTGATTTGTACAGTATGTACGAAAATCTTGGAGAAGAAATTTTTGGTCCCCCTACTAGTAGAGACAGATTATCTCAAGCTATTGCGCAAAATATTGAATCGCCAATAAGAGCTTCGTCACCTGCTTATAGATCTGTTTATGGTACAGTAGAGGACCAATTAAGTTCTTATAGAGCTTTTGAGGCAGACTACAGACTTGCATTGAGAACAGAATTAGATCAAGGAGTAGCTCTCAGTGCAGGTAGAATAAAACAGATTGAAGCAGGGCTTTCAGAATATGCACCAATAGATCTTAGCTTAATTTCAAGCCTACAAGCAAGAAGTCAGCTAAGAGAAATTTTTAATACTAGAGTAATAAAAACAAAACCTTTAATAGAAAACCTTGGTCTTCCCGGTTTATATACTCCATCTGGAAACCCAGGAAGATTAACATCAAGATATATGGCATCTACTGCAGATGGATATGAACCAATAATAGACATTCTCCAAGGTGCTACTTTTTCAATTGATCCAAATGCAACAACATTATCAAACATTTCACCACAAGCTTCTTTTAGAATGGGAATGCAATCTCTCCCACCTTCTATATCATTGACGCAAAGAGTTGCTAGAGGTGGAAGACTATCGCTATCAGATTTGCCAGATGACGCAATTCTTCATTCGTTAGACATTGAAGCAGAAGACGTAACACCAGACGCTTTAATGAGATCTGTTTCAGCAGGAACTAGTAGATTAAGTAAATATTCCGATGGTTCTGTAAAAATTAGAAAAGTGGGTGGAATTGAAAATCAAGAATTAGGCGCAGCATTAATTACGCCAAGAATGAAAGGGCTACCATCAACTGACCCTGCAGATCTAAACAGAGTAATGGATTTTTCAAGCGCAACTGCCATAAGAGAAGGTTTAGTTGGCCTACCTGGAACAGATAAAAAATTTGACATAACAACTAAAGTTGGAAGAGTACAGGCAGCAGATCACTTTAGAGGGATGTTAAGAACATTTAATCAATCAGGACATTACTTGGTTACAACATTTGGAGAAAGTTATGACATACCAAAAATGGCTCAAACTTTTAGAACAATGGAAGAATTTGCAGCAGAAGGAGGAGAAGAACTTCTAAAAGAATTTGAAAGAAAAATGGCTAGTGGTGGAATGATAGACACTCTAGGTTTAGTTAAAGAAAGATTAAACAATAGAATAGTTGATCGTTTATCAGCAGCAACAACAACAACTGAACAAAAAGCATTACTTGCGTTTCAAGGACTACTTTCTCCATCTGCCATGCATAGAACAAGGGTGGCTGGTGAAGCAGTTTCTCCATTTGGTTTAGGAAACCTAATTCAATCAACTAATTTTTTGCAACTGTTAGCTGAAAAAGGTGATTCTGAGTTAATAGAAACATTAGCCACAAGCCAAGGCGCACACATAGCAAGTGTTGACAAAGATATATCACTAAAAGTACTTGAATATTTAGAAGAGTTGGATATAGCAGATCCAATAAGTGGCTTAGACCTAAGTGGTCTTGCGCCAGAGATGCAAAGATTAATTGTAAGAGCCCAAAGAAGACAGCGTGGATCAAGTGCAGTTACAGTAACTACAAATATAGCCGACGTAAGAACATTAACAAATTCTGTATTTGATAACTTAACACAAACTGGTGCAATTAAAAGAGTTCAAATTGACATAGATGCTGCAGCAAAAGAGGGGATTGATCCAGCGCTAAGTGGATTAACTGGAACTATAAAGTTTGATCCTAGCTCAAGATCGTTTAGACTATATTCTGGACCAGAAGCTACGCCTTCAGCTTTACCTTCTGGTTTTAATGCAGAAGAATACATAAGAAGAACTTTAAAAGATGAAAGAAGGCTTAGGATTGGCCAACGTCTTGGAGATAATCAATCAATGGTTATATCAACAGGAATAAATCCTATAGATGCTGGGAATATTCAATCTATCAACACTTTAGTCACAGATGCTGCAACAAGCAGATCCAGACCTTTAATCGATGCTGTAACACCACAAATAAATGATACCAATGAAGCTCAATTCATATCGGGAATGTCATCAACTAAAACAAATATAGGTTACCCTTATATGTCAAATACTGAAGGAGTATCTTCATCTATAACTGGTTTAATGAGAGATCAACTTACTGGAGTAGATTTGAATGCTGCGAATAGCTATATGAAATCATTGAGAGATGCAGGAGTTGGATCCATTGGAATTAATCCTGAAGTTAGATCATTAATGGTTGGTTTATCAGAAATGACTGCTAGCCAAGGTGCAAGAAATAGAACGTTAATTGCCTCTGCCTTAGGGGTAGCTCGAGAAGATACTAGAGTAAGTGTTTTATCTGAAAGACTTTCTGACACTATGAAATATTTTAGTGAATTAGGAATATTTCATGCTGGTACACAAAAAGAATTAGTTACCACAGACAGCGTTCTATTGCTTCCAACATCTGTATTAAAAGATATGACAACATATACTTCTTCTGGAAAAAAAGTTAAATTATTAGATCCAGAAGCATTAAAATTAAAATCTCACTCAGTAAGGTTGTCAAGAGCTACTAGGGCGAAAGAAGAATTAGAAACAGTAAACTTTATTATGGGTGGAGAAATAGCTAGAGGTACTGGTCCTTTAGCTCAAAAACAAGCAAGAGAAGAGGCCACATCAGCATATCAAGCAATACACACCATGCTTCAAGCTGGAGGCAATACGCCTAAAGCAGCAATTGACGTAGGTCTTGCAATAGGTGATGAACAAGCACTTTCTGTATTCGGAGAATTTCGTGGAGCACCCGGTACAGATGCGGCAAAAGCAAAAATAGAATCTATGACACAAACTATAATTAGGCATGGATTTGGCGGCGCTGCTGCAGAGCCAGGAGAAGCATCTCGAGGAATAGCTCAACTATTATCAGTAGCCGGAGAAGGTGCTGACGCAGACACAATAGCTTCAGGAAAAGGTGTTGCATATAGCATCGCTAATGTTTCAGAAGAAGGTGTAACATTAGTGCCAAGAGTTTCAGAAGCAGCCCTAAGAGAAGCAGATAGAGTTAGAAGAACTCCTGGAATAGCATCAGATGCACTTGAAGCCGCTACAGATATAAAAACAAGAGCTTCTGCAACCTCACAGCTTGGCATGCTTCAAGCCGGCATTAGAAGAGCAGATCAAAGTCAGGGATTTCTAGATAGATTAAAAACATCTTATGAGTCAAGTTCAAGTGCAACCAACACAGATTTGCTAAATAGATTAAAGGTAATTAAACCTAGAGTTTATAAATCAGTTGGAGCTGTGGCTGCGCTAAGTGCGGGTTACTATTTAGCTAGAAGGAAAGCTAAATCAGATCCAATAGATGAAGTTATGGAACAGCAGCCATTGGAACAAGATGGTCCAATGTCAATAAGTGACTTCAATAGAGCAGATCAAGCCTTAGCACGTCAAACTTCTTCAAGAAGAGATCCACTAGTTACAGCTGGAGTTGTAGGGAATTTAGATAGAAACAAAATAGGCCATACCCAAATGGGCGCAAATAAATATAATCACTTATACGGAGCATAGATATGTCAATTCTTAATCGAGCAGGAAGATTAGTAAGTCAAGCCTCTGGATTTAGTGGTATGGGCACAGCTGGAAAAGTTGGCGTAGGCGCTCTATTGGCTGGCATGGGAATAAAAGGAATGTATGATCAAGTAGCTCCAGCTGCAATAGATGCAAGCATGGATGTTGCTTTTGGTGATCCACAAGCAGACCAAAAAGTAATAGGAACTGATCTAACTCCCTCAATGATGTATGGTGCGTCAGGATTGCCAGGATCAACTGCCGCAAGAAGACTGTTTCCATCTAATGCTATAAGACATGGCGTAAATGTTGGAGGACGAGGAGCATTAATTGGAGCACCAATGGTAGGTGCAGGTATTGGTGGTTTTGGTGCAGCTTTGCTTGGTAAAAAATTAGGCCTCAAGGGCAAGGGGTTAGCTGCCGCTTCTGCAGCTGGAGCATTCATTGGTGGAGGAGCAGGATTAGCCGGAGGAGTTGCTGGTCCGATTAATACAGCAAGGGCTAACCAACAAATAATGACTCAATCACCATTTTATAATCAGTCAGCTTTAAATGCAGAAAGATTAAATGCAAGCGGAAACATAGTTTTAGGTATGCATAATCAGAGGAGGGGCTAATGTCTGACATGGGTATGAACCCAGGTGCACAGCAGCCACCAGATGTAAGTAGTCCTTACGACTTTGCTATGTTCACGCCTGGAATCATGCAGTCCGCCTTAATTAACTCTAGGCGCTATGGAAACACGATGCTTAGAGGTGGTTTCCACGACGTTGCTGGTGTTGGTAATGCCCGTCAAATAGCTAGAGCTAAAAAGTTTGGTGGAGTTGTAAATGGTCGAATGTATCAACCAGGAGGTCCATCATCATTTTTAGGTGGAGCAAGTAGAAGTCCACACAATATATCACCATTTTTGTCAAGAAGAGCAGCTAGAGCATCAGCAGCTGGTAAAACAGCAAGGGTAAATCCGGGTAGAACTAACATCTTCAACACAAGAGCAGTAAATAGAATGAATAGCGTTGCCGCACTTGGTGGTGGAGATATAAAAGGAGCATATAATCCTTTTCAAACTTTTAGCGGTGGAGTAAACTCTATTGTTGGAAAACTATCAAAAAATGAAGGCTTTAGAAAAGCAATGGGGATCGCAGATGATTTTGATCCAAAAACAGATAGAGCATTTAGTGGTGGTGTACTAGGTAGAATAGATACTCTTAACAAACTTTCTGGAATAGAAAAAACAATTGCTGTTGGTGAAGCTAGAGGAGGAACTAGCGCCTTAAGGGGTAGAGAATTAAAAAGATTCACTAGAGCTCAAGCCCAAAGAGCTAATATAGTAAGTAATATAGGCCAAGTTCAAAGCGCTGCAAATCCAGCAATGAATACAATAGTGAATGGACGAGCAGTCAACGCTGCGGCCACATCTGCAAGAGCAAATGTAAGAGCAATGGCAAGCTTGGCTCCACCTGGAATGATAACAGATGACGCTTTAAGATTAAGCGTAAGAGCAGCTGGAAGAGGCGCAGTTACAGCCGGTAATGCTGCAGCTGTAACTAATGCAGCAGCAGTAGCTGCAAATCCATCTGCTGCAGTTGCCTCCACTATGACTAGAGGAACTTTAAGCAATAGAATAACAACTGCTTATCACGGAATTCTAAATGCTGGCAATATGACCAGTGGGCAAAGAGTTGTTGCAAAAAGAGTTGCAGGAAGATTGGGCGGAAGAGCTGGAGTTGCTCAATTTATGGATGATTTTGGTACAGCAGGAAAATACGCTGGAAACTTTATTAATAGGGGCCAAGGTGGTGCCAAGATGATGGGAATGGCAGCTCAGTACGCTAGATCTGGTGGAAGTAGAGTAGTTGCAGCAAAAATGGGAGCAATGGGCGCAGTAAGACTTGGTGGTGCAGCATTAGGTCCACTTAACGTGTTATCGACTGGCCAATTGATGTATGATATAGGTAAGGGTATTGGTAAAATGGCAGTTGGTGGAATAAACTTTGCTAAAGATGCCATGAAGTCAATGCAAGGAACTATTAATAAACCAATGTTTGGTACAGGATTTAAAGACAACGAAGTAGCAGCAACTTCAAGAGCTAGAGGTGTTATGGCAATTCAAAATTCAAGACTTAATGCACGAAGCTTACTTGGATCAGAAGCTAGTATGATGGCAGCCCATTTTGGATAACCTATGAACTCCTTGCAAAGTAAAACGATAGCATTTAGAAAGTCATTAGAAAAACTTTCTAGAGAAGATTTAATTGAAATTATTAAAGACCAAGATGTTGAAACATTCAAACAAATAAATAGAATTGAATGGGTATTTAAAAATAAATTAAATCATCTTAATTGGGCTAGCGGTGAACCAATTATGGAAAGACCATTAACAAATAGAGAACTAGCACTTTTGGTTGATGAGCCATTTGAATTAGATCTTGAATTAATGGATTTAGGAATTTCAGCTGAACAACAAAGGCAAATACACATAGCTAAAGATCCTTGTGTTTGGGCTAGACAATTTCTTGAAGCAGAGACTAGGGTCTATCAAACTCTAATTCTTCGTGACCCATCAGTAAGAAAAGTTCTTAGAGCTGGTCGTCGTCTTGGTAAAACTTTTAGTATGGCTATTGCACTTATCCACTATAGCTATACGCACAAGGACGGAAGATGTCTTGTTATTGCGCCAATGAAATCACACGTCGAATTAATCTATCAAGAAATTTTAAGACTTGCTTCTAAGAATGAAATTGTTACAAACTCAATAACAAGAAAAGTAACAAGCCCTCAATTCATGATTCAATTCAGTAATGGTTCAACCATTAGATTCTTTACATCAGGTATGCGCTCAGGTGGTAAATCAGACGTAGCTCGTGGTCAGGAAGCACATATGATTGTGTTAGACGAAATGGACTACATGCATGCGGACGACCTGGATGCACTTTATGCAATGCTGCAAAAAACAGCAGAAGACCAACCTGATAAAGTTTTGATCGGTGCCTCTACTCCAACTGGTAGAAGAGAAAGATTTTGGGAATGGTGCAGAAGCGAAAGATTTAAAGAATTTTGGTTTCCATCGTATTGCAACCCATATTTTTCTAAAGATCAAGAAGATGAATTTAGAGAACAATATTCAGAAATTGGATATAGGCACGAAATTGAAGCTGACTGGGGCGAAGACGCAGAAGGCGTCTATCCTAGAAAATATGTTGACAAAGCATTTATGGAACCAGGTTGGGACTATCACCCTGAACTTACTTCAGCAAGAAGCTTTCACACAATAGGTGTTGACTGGGATAAGTATGGAGCCGGAACTAATATAGTTGTTTTAGAAGCATGTTCTGATTCTTATGAAGAAGAAAGATTTAGAAACAAAGTAAAAATTTGCTATAGAGAAGAAATACCTAGATCAGAATATACTTTGACTAAAGCTGTATCTAGAATAGTTGAACTTAATAACATCTTTAAACCAAAACATATTTATGTTGACAGAGGCTATGGAGAAGTCCAGGTCGAACTTCTGCATAAGTACGGTGTGGAAAATCCTGTGAGTGGATTGAAGGAAAGAGTTAAAGGCGTCAGCTTTAGTGAAACTATAGATGTTAAAGACCCATATACAAAACAAAATGTTAAAAAAGAAATCAAACCGTACATGGTCGATAATCTTAGACAATATCTAGAAAAAGAAGTTTTAGCTATTTCTGAAAGAGACGCAGAAATATACATGCAATTGATTTCCTACGTTGTTGTAAGAACTACCCAAACTGGAAGACCTGTGTTTGAGGCCGGCGGCTCAGCAGTGGATCACGCACACGATGCTTTAATACTGGCACTTTTGGCTATTACGGAAAATTATAGTGACCTACACAAAGCGCGTTTTGCTTCAAGAACAGAATCATTTTCTAACACATTTTTTATGCCAAAGCCAGTAAATGATAATGATGACGATAAAGATGATAAAATAGGAACTGGTTTAACTGGAAGAGCAGATAAACTTATGCCATCAAAATTTGGTTATAAAAAATCTTTTGGTGGCAGATCTAATTCAAAGATTAAAAGAAAGACATTCTAATGGCACAATATGGTTTAGGACAAAGTAATCCTGTAGAGGATGTATTTTCCGATACAGCAAACGAGTCATCAAGTCTTCTTTCGCTTGGAACTAGAAATTCTATAAATAGCATGTATGGGAATAATAGTCCAGACACAAGGTATATAACAACCTTGTCTCATCCGGCAATTACAGAAGTAAGAAATAATGTTTATTACTGTGAGTCTGTGATTACCCAGTTGTTAAAAGAAATAGAATCAAACCTAGACCAAGTAAATATCAATGCCTATTGCAATATTGATTTAGAGAATTCACATAAGGCCGTGTGGCAAGATGCTCTAAAGCATAACGAAAAAGCCAGCCTACTCTCTTTTCCAAATTTTATTCCATATACAGAATATCAATATGCATCTAAGCACCTCTGTAGATCATGTAGAGAACTAATTAAGCAATATGATCTAACAATAAATTACACATCTTTTGGTCATTTGGCGGAAACTAAAAAAGTATTGTCATATTTAAGAAACGAAATATTAACAATTAAGAATATAGTTACACATCAATTTGGGGAGGAATATAGGGATGAAACAGAAGGCGAAATTGCAAGGCACTTATCCGATTGGGCAAAAACAGCACTCCACTATACGAAACAGCTTGCCAAGGAAATCACAGACCCGCCCACATCAATTCCCCAATCCGAACTGGATCAAATCTCTAAAAAACAAGCAGCCCAATTCCAAGCTTTTTTTTCGATCAAAATAAACTCGTATATATCAGAAATACAATCTTTATCTAATGGCCTAAAAAGAGATACAGTAGATACCTGTGGCGTGTTTTACTCTAACTACTTATTGCCAGCTCTTAGCTTTAAGTCAAAGGTTGTAGAACCATTAATGTTAGACTTCACAACAACAGCTATAGCAAATGAGTGTCCAACTTTACTTGGCGAAATAATTGTAGCAAGAAATTCTATAACAGGAAACTTAGGCTCTGTTACTTCTGACTATGTCGAAAGAAGAGCACAAATGAGCAAAAAGCTAGATGCTCTTTCCCAAATGATAAGACTTAAGAGAAGGTATGTAAACTACATAACCCAGTTAGAATCTTTGGCCGCACAAAGAATAAAGGTTCTTATTACTGTAGAAACAGAAGAATTAGAAAAGTATAAACAAATATTCTTTGACATTCCTATTGATTCAGAGAAGAGAATGGGCCTAAGATCATCGCACGGTGACCTAGATGATTTAGAGGGAGATGCTCATCCGCAGTACCTAAGAAGAGATGGTGGGATAATCACTGGAGATATTGATGTAGCCGAAGGTGTAAAAATTGGTGGCATAATAGTATCTAATCACTCACATTCTGGTATTGATGGATCAATGCCAATTAGCGCATCTGTAATAGATTACTCTTCTGCTAGAGACGCATACTATAATGCAGCTTTAACTAGCCCTTATAGCAATCTAACTTTAACCAATTTAACTCAAAGTGTTTTAACTGGTGGCGGCATAGTATTTGACGCAACTTTTGAAGTAGAAATAGAAGATGATAAATTAAACTCATATGAGTTTGAAATATTGTATAATGAGGTATAAATATGACCTGGTTTACTTACACAAAATCTTCAGCAACAATAACTCCTCCTGTAAGAAGGAAGATAGTATTTCCATTTTTAAATGAGTATTTAAAAGTAGGAGATTGGCTTCAGGTTAATCTTAATGATTTAGATTTAAATAGATATTATTATTTTGAAGATGGCCTTATTAAAAATAAAGCTGATTCAGATTCTTATGTTGTAGTTTATGAAACAGATACTACATATACAGTTACTCAAAGTCTTTTAGTTGGCACACCATCACTGCCTAGTTATAAAAACAATCTTTGGTTCAAATCAGCTACAGCTGTTAGTGCAAGCGAAAAGCCACTAGGTAATTACTATATTTATTATCATAAAGATGATATACAGTATTTATCGTTGTCAGGCAACAGCTATGTTTCAACAACTAACCCAGGTGGAGCAAATTTTATAGGAAGTGAAAGTCAAGGATTAGCCAACAGTATAAATTTCTATTCAACTTTAGTTACTGGAGATTCTTTAAACGCAAGAATTGCAAATATAAGCTATTTAGGTGATACTGGAATTTGGAATAATAAAAAAAGTTCAACTCCTGGTTCAAAACTAATGGGAAGTTTTTCGGGTCCAAACTTAAAAATATACGCAGAAAAAAGTCCAAGTTCTGGAATAGCAACTTTAAAAATAGTTAAGACTTCAGCCAACGGTGCTGGTCAAAGTATTGTAAAAGAAAATATAGAATTAGATTTGTACGCATCAACAACCCAGGAAAACCAATTAATATATACGTTTAGTGTTGAAGATCTAAACATGTTTTCAACTTATGATGAAATATATGGAGAATTTACTTTTGAAATTGAAGTAAAATCAAACAAGAACACAAGCTCTACAGGCAATGACATAAAAATAGAAAATTATTCTTTTTCTAAAAACTATTTGCTAGAGATGGATCAAGAAGAAATTAACCCAAGCATATCTTTTAAAACAACGGGTAGTGTGAAATAATGGCAAAAATAGTTAAAACAATAACAGGATTAAAACCTGATCAAGATTACCTAGTGACGTTAAAGGTTAAAAATACTGAAATATCAGCAATAGATGATCCTTATGAATCTATCAGGATTCACACACCAAAAGATCAAACTATTCCAGGCGCAATAAATGTAAATACATTTTATATTTATGGAAATTATAAATCTGTTATGTTTGATTTTCAACCAACAGTAGAATTAGATGTTAATGGGTATAAATATGAACTTTATTCAGACGCTCTTGGCACAACACTTATTTCTTCAGGGATAGCAACAGCAACAGTATTTTCAATAGACGTTCCAGACAATAGCAACGCAGCTAATCCCGATGCAGCGCAAACTGATGTCATTTATTATGGACGAGTAAAGACTATTGACACTTCCGGCAACGAAAGCGGTTGGACTCCAAGTTCTGGCCTTAAAGCTTCAACTGCAACAGACATGATTCAGGGTTCACACATTTCAAGTTTAACAGCTGCAAAGATTACTGCTGGAACAATTGGTGCACATGAAATAATTCTAAAGCAACAAGGTGCTCAGTCAAACATCGTGGCTCCAGCAAATATGGCAATCATAAGATCATCTAACTATAATGGTAGTTTTAATGAAAGTACTGGAATTTGGACTTCTGGAACAACTGGATGGGTCATTAGTGGTGACGGAAGAGCAGAATTTTCTACAGCTTCAATTAGAGGGACCGTAAAAGCCGGATCAGTTTTTATTGATGCTAATAACCGTTGGAAGAGTAGTGAGTTTGGTGACACAATTGCAGATGCTATATTCAAAGTTGGAAATTCAACTAATTATATGTTTTACAATGGCGTTGACGCTCTTGAAGTAAAGGGAACAGTAAAAGCTACAGCAGGCAAAATAGCTGGCTGGGAAATCAGCGGAGATAATCTTACATCTGGAGGAGGCTATAACGGAGATATGACTATTGGTCCAGGCGCTGGTCCAGCTTCAGAATATCCCGGAGCTGGAACAACAGGAGCAGTAACCATATCTGCTGGAACATCTACACCTGGTCGAATCGCACTTGCAACGTTTAGTGGTTATGGCACAACTCTAGAGCGTGGAGGTTATGGTCCTGATCTTGCAACTCGATATCAATTTGATGGGGTAAAATATCAATATGCAGAAGATAAATTTGAGTTTAGATTAATTGACAATACTCCATATATTGTAATAAATGGTACTCAATTTCCTTTAACTACTGGCGCAGGCACGGATGCTGGCGGAGACAGTGGTGGTAGTAGTGGTGGCTCTGGCTCTGGATCTGGAGGAGCATTGCCGGCTTGCTCTTGTACGAATAGCGCAACATCGACTGGTGTTTGTGATGTTGAACTTATGTGTAATGGACCAGGATGTTGGGATGGTTGTAGGTATAATACTTACGACTACTACACAGTTAGTTGTGTAGTGTCATCTGGATGCACCTGCACTGGATCAACATGCAGCGGCACTGTTGTTACTAGAGGTTGTTCCGCACCAACAGTATGTCAATAACTTGTATATGATATAATAGGTGATTAAAAAGGAGAAACCATGACTCAGAACAGAATGCCATCAACATGTTTTGCATATGTTATAGATGGAGAAGTAGGCCATTTACATTTTATGGCTAATATTGTAGAACACGCTATCGCGGCAATGAAATCAGATCCAAAAGTTATAGAAGTTCCAGAAGAATTAATTCCCTTAATGGAGCCAACAGTTGGTTTTGGCTGGACTTATGTAGATGGTAATTTTGTTCCACCACCAGAAACAATATGATATTTTCTGCTATACTATAAATTATTATTTGACAAAAGGACAAAATCATGACTGAAGAAGTAGTAGTAACAGAACCTAAAAAAGAATTTAAAATTGAGATCACCCTTTCGGAAGCTAACGTAGCATACAAGAGTGATTTTCCTGAATCAGATACCGTTTTTTGGCTTGAGTGGGTAAAAACCATCATTTTGCAGAAGACTCTTAGCAATTTAAATCAAGAAGCTAATTAAATTAATATAAAGGTCTACTATATCTTAGTATTCCCTCGTATTTAGGCGGCTAAAGAATGGCTATTAAAAAATATTTTCCTGTACGCAATGACGAGTCCGCAGGGGACTTTGTTGCTAAAAAGGTAAATCCAGAAGACTCAAAGTCAATAAGCAAAATATTCAAGGTAGCCTCATTGGCTCTTGGATATCAAGGAACAAATTACTACTACGCAGGTAGAAGTAATTTTGAACCATCTCCTTATGACTTTGAAAGAATCCTTCAAGCAGTAGATACTGACTCATATGTCAAACAAGCTGTTTCAAAATATAAAGATCTATTTTGGAAAGAAGGCTGGAAAATAGTTGGAGAAAATCAAGAAGCTGTTTCTTATCTATACCAAAGAATAGATTACATGGAGATGGCAATGAAGAGACCATTCTTGGATCTCCTTATTGAAATGTCGGATCAGCTGATCAAGTTTTCAAATGTCTTTGCTGTAAAAGCAAGAGGAGACTTGAATGATTATTTCCCAAGAAATCTTACCCCAGTAAGTTCTACTCAACCAATAGTTGGTTATTATTTAATTCCTACTGAGCAAGTAAGAATTATGAGAGATAAGCATAATAGACCTAAGACCTATTTGCAAAGAACAGATCCATTGACTTATGCTCCTACTGATCGAGACCCAGTTTGGTCAGCTGACAGAGTAATACATTTATTCTTCGACAGAAAACCAGGCAGAGCTTTTGGTACGCCATACTTGTCTAACGTAATGGATGACGTAGTTGCCTTAAGACAGATGGAAGAAGATATTCAAAATCTTGTTCACAGAGAATTATTTCCTTTATACAAATACATTATTGGAACGGCTGATCAACCAGCAGAGCCAGATGAAATAGAAAAGGCCGCTTCAGAAATAGAAAATCTAAGATCTGAAGGCGGATTAATTCTTCCATACAGACATGATGTTGATGTAATTGGAGTTGGTAAAGAAGGTCTCGATGCAACTAACTATCTGCAACACTTTAAAGAAAGAGTGTCTGTTGGCTTAGGTGTTGCTCCGCATCACCTTGGCATGACCATGAATGGTGGAAATAGATCTATGTCAGAAAGATTAGATACATCGCTTTATGACAAGATCAAGCAATTCCAAAAACAATTTGCCGAGATGGTTAGATTACACATATTCAATGAACTTTTATTTGAAGGTGGATTTGATCCAATTGAAAATCCTATGGAATCATCGATGTCTGACAGATGCTACTTTAAGTTCAACGAAATAGATACTGATACTCAGGTGAAGAAAGAAACACATATCATTCAAAAGTATGTTAATTCATTGGTTACTTTGACTGAAGCTAGAACTGAAATGGGAATAGATCCTGAAGCTAATATGGATGATTTGTTTAGCGCAATTCAAACAGATCAGCAAAAAGATATTATTGATGCACAAGCCACAGCTAACCCTCCAGCTCCTGCTGCTACAGTCGCAGGCGACAAACAAACGCCAGCTAAAAAAGGCTCTAGAAACATGCCTTCAAAAAGAAAAGGCGTTGGCAATGTTATTAGACCACAAAATCAAAATGGAAGAAAGACTTCTCCAAATATAAAAAGATCAGATCCCGATTGGATTAATACTGTTGAGAACTTGCTCCAAGAGCAATATGATGTTAAGATAGAAGAATCAAACTTAACGATTCAGAGTGAGGAATAATGCCATTCATTATAACATCAGACACTTCTAAGCAATACCTTAGAGAAGATGACGCAGTAAAAGGTTTTGAAATTGCAGTAGGCAATGGTCAGAGTCGTATGGCTCTTACAATTCTTGTTGACGTGATCAACGGAATCATGGACATCTTTAATGCTCTTGAAGATGAATTAGCAGAAGAAGAGGAATCAGCACCAACACCAGTTGCTGTTGAGGAGCCTAAGTTGCAAAAGCAAGTTCAAGTTGCAGAAGCTACAGAAGAAGAAGTTTTGCCAGTAGCTAAGCCAGTAGCCAAAAAAGAAACAAAAACAACTGAAGAAAAATGAAACTAATTATAGGTTGTCCTATATATAAAAGAGAATGGATTTTTCCATACTGGGCAATGGCTATTGAAAGACAGTCAGTCCCTCTTAACGATGTAGGTTTTATTTTTGTTGTATCTTCTTCCGATCAAGGAACTATTTCCATGATTAATAGATGGAAAGAAGTTTCAAAAAATTCAATTGGATTTGTTGACATTGTAGTCAAAGATGATCTTGCTCACCATGAGCATGATCCTAAGTCTAGACAGTGGACAATGTCTAAGTATCACAATATGGTCAGTTTAAGAAATACTCTTTTGGGTGAAGTAAGAAAATATCAACCAGATTATTTCTTTAGCCTAGATTCAGATATTATTATTCACAATACGTCAACTATAGAATTGTTAATAAGCCACATCAAAGATGGGGCAGACGCAGTTAGTCCATTGATGTTCATGACGCCAATTGGAACAGATTTCCCAAGCGTTATGACATGGTTGGACAAATCAGGCGATAAGGCCAACAGAGCCAGAAACTATCCACTTGGAAGTTATTTCAAGTCAGATATTATTATGGCTGCAAAAATGATGTCAAAAGACACATATAATAAAGTTGATTACGTTTTTCATTCACAAGGAGAAGACCTTGGATGGTGTGCTAATGCCCGTGAAAAGGGCATAACAGAGCTATATTCAGCATCATATATATATGCCCCACACATCATGCACCAAGAAATGCTCGAAGCCTTTACTAAGGGTGGAGACCCAAGAATTTCTGTTGCATTTGAAAACATGGTAAAAATATGATATCTTTATATAAAATTGTTTAATGTTATAAAAACAAATTTACTATATATACAGATTTTAAAAAATGGAGAATTAAATGGCTTTTAACTTTGTGGAAACCTTTACGGTTCAGCTGCCAGATTTTGCTGATATGGATTTAGACTTCTCAGAATCACAAAATGCAAACAAAGGTTTAATCATTGAAGTTGCAGCTATCCATGAACGGATTGACTGGCAACTATAATAACTATTCTGCAATAGAATTAGAAAAAGCTCTCCAGTCATGGGTTGAGCCTTATCCTAAGCCAATCATTTTGAACCATGATCTTAATTCAGAGCCAATTGGCCGTGTTATGGCAGCAAAGATGGATAAAGAAGAAGATGGTTCACATTTCGTTCGTTTACAAGTTGCAATCACTGACCCAGTAGCAATCCAAAAAGTTCTTGACAAAAGATACTTGACGGGTTCAGTTGGCGGAAGAGCTGGGAAAGCAGTCTGCTCAATATCTGGAGACGACCTAGCATCTGAAAGTGCTGACGGCAGACCAAAGGTTCAAAAGTTTAAAAGAGGCCAAGTTTACAAAGGCAAGTTGGCATTTATCGACATGCAAGACATTTCCTTTAAGGAATATTCATTCGTCAACCAGCCAGCAGACTCTAAGTCTGGAGTAAGAAAGTCTTCTTCTGGAGATGTTAAAGTAGAAAACTCTTCAGATGACTGGGTAGCAAGAAGTTCTGCATTCGTACTTAATATGGATGAAGAAGATATATATTCAGTAGAAGAGCATAAATCGATTCTATCAGGTTTAAAATCTAAAGAATCTAAACCACTTTATCTACATCTAAAGGGCTCTTTCCTTACGGCTATTGCTGTTCATGAAAGTGAAAATTACAAATACAATAGCAACTCATTACTATCTAATGAGAATGATAATAATGAAGATCATGAGGAGAATTCAAAAATGGAAGAAAGCGTTCAGAATGAGGATGTTTTGGCTGCTGTAGAAAGCCTTAGCCAAGATCTCTCAACAATTACCGCAGTTTCAGCTCAGGAATCGCAGGAACCTGTTGCAGAGCCAGCAGAAGAAGTAGTGGAAGTCAAGCCTGAAGAAGTTGAGACTGCAGAAGAAAAAGGCGCTGATTCAGAGCCGGTAGCAGAAAGCCAGGATATGGTTTCTGTATTAAAGCAAGCACTTGTTTTGGCTACTGAAGTTAAAGATCAAGATTTGGTTGACATCTTGACAGCAAAAATAGCTGCACAAGAAGAAGTAAAAGAAGAAAAGATTTCTAATGAAACTTCAGAGTCGGTAGAAGAACAGGCTGAATTAGCTGTTGAATCTGTAGACGCTGAGGTTACTGAAGAAAACAAAGCAGTTGAAGAGCCAAAGGCAGAGCTCACTAGTCCAGAACAAGCTTCTGAGCAAGATGCCGATGACGCAAGTAAGAAGCTTCAATTGCTTGAAGAAGAAAATCAAAAACTCAAGAGCGCATTGCACAGAACTCTCGCAGAGAGAGTTGTGGACACAAAGATTGCAGCTGGAATTGAGGGACCTGAATCAAGAGAAGAGTCAATTGCAGAGCACGTAAAGCGCACTGCATCATCGTTGGCTGATTCTCTAAGAGATCTAGCAGGAATGCCAGTAGCCAAAAAGGCTAAGGGCACAATGCCAGAAATCAGCTCGGAAATTGAAGCTGTTGAAAGTGAAGACAATGTCATCACAATTGACGGAGAACAAGAAGAGTCGAAAAAACAGGTTACCAATACTTCAGAGCAGCTTTTTGTAGATGCTCTCATGGGTCGTCGTAAACTTTAATCAATATATATTCTTAAGGAGAATTAAATGTCATTAGCAAAATTTCGTAAAGTAGGAACTAAAACTGGTTCTGGTCGCTTTGTAGTTTCTGAGGGTATCGCCCCAGCAGCTTACTTGCTCCCATCACAGGGCCTTCCAACTTGGTACCTCGACAGTGAAGATGATCGTTTTGAAATCGTCATCACCAAGGGCACCATTCTTTCAGTAGTAGCTGACGCAAATGGTGATGCAAGAATTGTACCTGCAAACGGTAGTGGTTCAAGTGTTACTTGGGGTGACGCGATGCCAGCATCGTGGGATCCATTGAATGGCGCAACACCAGCTTATTCGTCAGGTGCAACCGATTCTGTAGCAGTTGCTTCTTACTCGGTTCCAGTTGGCGTAGCACAGTATGACCTCTACCGTCCATTCGATAAGGGCACCTCACAGGGTGCAGGCTTTATCGCACGTGGTTATGTAGAGTATCCAATGGTTTCATTGGTAAATGATGATGTAACGGTCGGTTCTTTAATCAAGGCTGATCATATGGGTCGCCCAGTGTCGTTAACAACGGCGTTGTGTGGTACAAATCCTTACCTCCAGGTTGGTAAGGTTATTGAGGTAGAGAAATTTGCTACCAACTTTGATGACGGTCTGCTTTCATACATGCAGTTGCCATCAGATCCAGGTGCACTGAAGACAGTTTATGAGCTTACCCGCTCAGGATCGTTCTCAGGAAAACTGGGTATCCGTTCTAATCTGGATGTAAACAATGTTATTGGTGCATTCCGCGTCAATTTAACACTTTAATTAAGAAAATAACACAGGAGGAATATTCCTAAGATGAGCAAGACAATCCAAGAGCTCCTCTCGGGTCTCCCAGCATGGGAGACTGCACTAACCGAGGATGGACACGTAGATGAAAATAATAGAGTGACTATTAAAGAGGCTTTTTCGTCCCCAGACGCAGCAGCACTCTTTCCTAAAGTTATCTCTCGTACCCTAAAGGAAGCAGCAGAGCCACAGTTACTCGTTACTCCGTTGCTTTCGACAGTGCGCCTAGGGAAAGGACGCTCCTTGGAGTTTCCAGCAGTTAATGCAATTCAGGCAGCAGAAATTCCTGAAGGACAAGAGTACCCAGAACAGGCACTCGCATTTGCTAAGCAGATTGAAGGCAAAGTCTCGAAGAAGGGCGTTAAGCTCTCCTTCACCGAGGAAGTCATTGCTGACTCCCTCTGGGACATTGTAGGTCTTCATGTTCGCGCAGCAGGTCGTGCAATGGCCCGTTTGAAGGAACAAATTGCCCTCAGTCGTTTCAAGGATGCAGCAAGCATTGTGTTCGACAATGAGAGTGGCTCATATGACGATACAACAGGTCGTGGGATTGACGGTGCGTTTAACAAAACCGTTACCTGGGATGATGTTATTGACATGGCAGCAGTTCTTATGGCAGAAAATCATATCCCAACAGACTTTATCCTCCACCCATTAATGTGGTCGGTATTCTTGAAGGATGCGATTTTCCACACTGGTGGCTCAGCAGCAGCAGTTAACACGAGTTGGGGATACCGTCCAGATTCAAAGGAAGGTGCTTTAAACAACACCGCTCCTATGGGTTTGAATGTTATCGTCTCACCTTTCGTTAGCTTCACTGCAAAGTCTGGCTCAACTCCAGCAATGTCAGACCTTTTCTTGATCGACCGCAATGAAGTGGGAACACTTCTTGTGAAAGATGACATGAGCACGGATCAGTTCGATGATCCTTCGCGTGACATCCGTCAGATGAAGATGAAAGAACGTTATGACATCGTAATGCTTGGTGACGGTGAAGGTATCACTGTTGCTAAGAACGTTAGACTTGCTCGTAATTACGAGGTTCAAGTTACAAACGAGATGTAATAATAAAAACCTTAGGGTAGTTATAGTTACGGTTACCTTAGTGACAAGGGGCGGCGAAAGCCGTCCCTTGTTGCTTTTCTCGGAAAAGTTTGTTACTAATTAGTTAGTTTTTTGTAAGGAGAATATTTTGTCACTTCCTTTAATAGATAGCATAGTCGCCATTGACGTCAATATGGTGGTAATCAAATTCGGGAAAACAATTAAAATTAGTAGTTTAAAAAATGAAAACTTTATTGTTCAAACAAATGCCGCAACACCATCTGCTGTTAGCAATCCATTTGCACCTATTCAAACTTTAGTTGATTATAATCAAATATCAAGAACATTAAGACTCTATTGGGATGATCAAGTTGAACTTGCTTCTGATCAAGAATATTTAATTAGATTAGTTAATTTTTTAGACGCAGTAAATGAGTCGATAGATGAAGAGCAGGTGTTATTTACCTGGAAAGGCGATGACGCAACCCCATCTTCATTTTCTTCCGTTAGAGCACCAGATGTTACAGAAATCTTAGTTGAAGACAAGTCAGTAAGAACAGACGCTTACACCAGCATCCAAATTCTTGCTAAGAACCCAGAGTTCTTTGTTTCTGAAGTATACCCAGTAAATGGTGACTTTTACTTAGGTAATGACTTTAATATGGGAAGAGCAGTCATAGTATTTAATGCAAGGCCAGCATCGAACTACCTAAGTAATACATACTTTAAATGCCAAAGAAAAAAGATACAAAGAACACCATCAAGATGGGAAAACATCTCTACAGTAATCCAATTGCATTCTTGGAAACCAGAAGTCTTTATTGATTTCCCGTCACTATTAGACGCAACCCCAGCATATTATACTGAGGACAAAGAGTATTTTGAAAGTGGATACAAATACAGAATTGTAATATCTAAAGATATTGGTGTTTAAAAATGGCTAATTTAGTTTATGGCAAAGCTAAAACTGGTCTTTTAACAGGATTAATAAACACTTCTGCTTCTCAATATGCTGTACTGCTAATCGATAAAAGACTTTATTCAATCAATGCAGTAAATGATGAATTTGTTTCAAACATTCCAGCATTAGCTATAAAAAAAAGAACTGGAAATATCAGCGGGATAACAGTCAGTAATGGCGTGTTAGACGCAAGTGATTTAACAGTTGTGCACGATGGCTCCTACTTTGACGCAATTATCTGTTATCAAGTAGGTAGCACAGATGCTAATTCGAGATTGTTTTTTTACATAGATTCTTCAACAGGTCTACCATACGAAGGTAGTAATTCTAGTTCTTCAATTACTATTGTGTGGAGTAACACAGTTAGTAAAATATTATCATTATAGGAAAAATATGGCCACTCAATATCCAGCATCTTTAGACAATTTCGTTAATCCAACTTCAACTGATAGACTCGATTCTGTATCTGTTCCCCACCACAAACAGCATACAGACATTAACGACGCTGTAGAAGCCTTACAGACCGTTATAGGGTTGAATCCAGCAGGTTCACACCTAACTGTTAAAGATAGAATAATTGCAGCTGAAACAAATATTTCCGCTCAATCAGTTTTAAATGGTTTGACCGATGTTACTATAAATACAGCTGCTAGTGGACAAATTTTACGTTACAACGGATCTCAATGGGTCAATTACGCAGAATCAGATCTTGTTGATGGAGGAAATTTTTAAATGTCTAATATTTTAAGAATTAAAAGAAGAGTCGCTAGCGGTTTACCAGGTGCACCAAGCTCTTTAAAGAACGCAGAATTAGCATTTAACGAAGCTGACAATACCCTTTACTATGGTTTTGGCGATGATGGCAACGGTAATGCAAATAATATTCCAGCAATTGGTGGTATTGGTGCATTCGTATCACTTACGACTTCTCAAACGCTAACTGGAGATAAAACCTTTTCTGGAACAGTTGTTGTTCCAACGCCAACGGCAAACGCTCATGCTACAACAAAACTTTATGTTGATCAACAGGTATCTAATGTTAGTAACATTGTTGCAAACGTTGCTACGGCATTTACAGTTTCGGGCGACTCTGGATCAAACCAAACAATTACTTCAGGCACTGATACACTAACAATTTCTGGTGGTACTGGCTTAAGTTCTGTTGCAGGTGCGACTGATACAATCACGATAAACCTTGACAACACCACAGTAACTGGTGGCTCATACGGTGGCGCAGGAACTGTTGCGACATTCACTGTTGATGCCCAGGGTCGTTTGACAGCAGCTGGTAATACGGCAATTTCTTTGACTTCTTCAAACCTTGACAATACTGCGGTAACTGCTGGCTCTTATGGAGCTGCAAATTCAGTGGCAACATTTACAGTAGATGCAAAAGGAAGGCTGACAGCAGCTGGTAATTCGGCAATTGCAATTACCGGATCACAAATTAGCGACTTGTCAACCGCAGCAGTAACCTCACTCACTGGTACCGCAAATGAGGTTACAGTATCTGCAGCAAGTGGGGCAATTACGATTGGCTTACCAGACGATGTAACGATTGGCAATAACTTAACCGTAACTGGTGATTTAATTGTGAATGGAAATACAACAACTTTAAATACAGCAACTCTTGTTGTTGAAGATAAAAATATTGTTCTAGCTAACGCAGCATCGCCTACAGATATAACAGCTGATGGAGCTGGTATAACAATACTTGGTTCAACAAACAAAACTTTCAATTGGGTTGACGCAACAGACGCTTGGACATCGTCTGAACATTTAGATCTAGCTGCTGGAAAAGTTCTAAAAATAGGAACATCTGAAGTATTATCAAATACTACTCTAGCTTCAAGTGTTGTTAACTCAAGCTTAACTTCAGTAGGCAATGTTACCTCAGGAACCTGGAGTGCAGGGACAATAGCTATCACTTATGGTGGCACTGGTGCAACAACTGCGTCTGGTGCTAGAACCAATTTAGGTTTGGCTATAGGAACTGATGTTCAAGCCTATGATGCAGAACTCGCAGCAATAGCTGGCCTTACATCAGCAGCTGACAAGCTCCCGTATTTTACAGGAGCAAATACTGCAGACTTGGCTACGTTCACCACATTTGGTAGAAGCCTTGTAGATGACGCTGATGCAGCAACAGCAAGAGCAACTATTGGTGTTGGAACTATTGCAACACAAAATTCAAACAACGTTACAATTACAGGTGGATCTATTTCTAACTTGACGACATTTGATGGTATCACATTTGATGGTGGAACCTTCTAAGTAAAAAGAAAGGTTTTATAGTGGCAACACCTAGCATTACCCAAGGGCAAATAGCACTTGATCCTATCAATAGAATATTTTATTATCTAGACAGTAACGGAACTTTAGTTAACTCGTCATTAAATTTATTGCAAGAATCAAACACTTCTATTACAACAGAAGAAAACTTAACAGTAAATAACATAACTGTTCTTGGCAACACGACTGTTATTGATTCTACTGTAACGACAATTAAAGACCCTATCATTACACTTGGTGGAAAAACTGCACCAACAGTTGATGACAATAAAGATCGTGGTATTGAGTTCCGTTGGTATGACGGTTCACTTGCTACTCCAGCTGCAAAAGTTGGATTTTTTGGTTTTGATGATTCATCTGGAAAATTTACTTTTATACCAGATGCTACAAACACATCAGAAGTATTTTCTGGAACAATTGGAGAACTTGCCGCAAAGATAGATTGGGACAATCTTCTTAATAAGCCAACATTTGTCAATAGCATTACTGGCACACCAAATGAAATAGATGTAACTGCAACGACTGGCAATATTGTCATAAGCCTACCTGCAACGGGTGCTATGAACATTACTGGCACAGCAGCTGGATGGACAACTCCTAGAAAAATAACTTTAGGTGGAGATCTAGAAGGAAACGTTTTAATTGATGGCGGCGCAAACGTAACATTAAATGCATATGTTGTTGCAAATGCCGTTACACTTGGTACTGATACAACAGGTGACTATGTAGCATCACTCATTGCTGGAACTGGCATAACGCTCACAAACAATTCTGGTGAACAGGCTCAGCCAACAATTGCAGTTACTACAAATACTTATGATGCCTACGGCGCTGCAACAACAGCAGAACTAAATGCTGCATCTGATGCATCTATCAAAGCTAATACGGCTTATACAAATGCTACAACATATGTTAATACTCAATTATCTTCATTTGGCGTAGATAGTTTATCTGATGTAACAATTAATACTTCACTAGCCAATAGCTATCTAAAGTACAATGGCTCTGCTTGGGTTAATGATCAAGTTGATCTTGGTACTGACACAACTGGCAACTATGTTCAGTCATTAGTTGCCGGCACTGGAATTTTAATAACTAATAATTCTGGAGAAGGAACAACTCCAACAATCCAGGCTAATATAACTTTAAACCAATTGCAAAATGCAAATATAACACTACCTGCTAATAACCAAATTTTAGCATATGACGTCAGTTCTAATACTTGGATAAATAAGTCAACAGCTGACTTAACCATACCAACCGGAGTACAGTACAGTGAAGTCATTGGTAATGGAACAGATACCATATTCACGATCACGCACTTATTAACTACAAGTAATCCATTTGTAGTTGTGTTAAAGAAAAACGCAAGTGATAACTTTGAAGTAGTTAATGTCCTGTGGGAAATCCATAGTAATACACAAGTAAAAGTATATTTCGAAACACCTCCGGCAACTGGAACAGCAAAAGTTATTGTTTTTGGTGACGTAGCAACTGCCTCTATCGCTATTACATCTTTGAGTCAACTACCAGACGTTCTAGCATCCAGTGCTTCAGCAGGAGATGTACTTTATAGGGATGGATCTTACTGGGTATCACATGCACTGTATCTCAATGATTTGGCAGATGTGCAAGGTACAAACTCAGCGGCTAATGGACAATTCTTGAAGTATAATGGATCAGCTTGGGTCAGCGCTAATATACCAACAATCAACACACTAGATGACGTTGGTGACGTAACAATTACTTCAGCAGCTTCTGGTGATATTCTTAAATGGAATGGCACAGCTTGGGTTAATGATTCAGCTCTTCTTGCAGCAAAAGCACCTCTATCTTCACCAACTTTTACCGGAACAGTTTCTGGTATTACAGCAACAATGGTTGGCCTTGGTAATGTCAACAACACTGCCGACACTGCTAAACCTATTTCTACTGACCAACAAACTGCTCTTGACCTAAAAGCAACAATTGCATCACCAACCTTTACTGGCACGGTAACAATCCCTGCTGGTGCTTCTATTTCTGGTTTTGCAACACTTGCCTCACCGGCCTTAACGGGGATACCAACGGCTCCAACAGCAGCACTATCGACAGATACAACACAGCTTGCCACTACCGCATTCGTCCGTGCAGAAGTAGCAAACCTTGTTAACAGTGCCGGTGCAACACTCGATACCCTTGGAGAGATTGCCACTGCACTTGGAAACGATGCTGCTCTATCCACAACTCTTACAAATAGTATTGCTCTTAAAGCACCACTCGCATCACCAACATTTACTGGTAACGTAACCCTTCCTACGAATACAGTTACATCTTCAATGATTTTAGATGGGACTATTGTTGATATTGATATTAATTCTTCTGCAGCAATTGCATATAGTAAATTATCATTAAGCAACTCTATTACTACAACTGACTTAGTTTCTGGCCCAGCTAGGGCAGGATTTAATTCCACCCTAAACGCGCAAACTGCAAGCTATACTTTACAGGCCACAGATTTAGCTAAATTGGTTACAATTGATTCAGCTTCTAATACAACAGTGACTGTACCTGATATTTTATCTGTTGGAGATAGAATAGACGTTTTAAGAAAACATCTTACTGGTGAAGTAACTTTTGTTGGAGGAGGTTCAGCCACAGTAGTAGGTACTCCTGGACTTAAGTTGCGCGCTCAATGGTCAGGTGCTACACTAGTTAAGTTAGCTGCGAATACTTGGGTAGTAATGGGTGATCTAAAGGCTTAATTATGGCAATTCCAATAGGTAGTTCAGGCCGGTTCAAGAAAAAGAGCTAAGCCTACTATAGCAGCACGGAACTGACAAAGATGCAGCTAATGCAACAATTACCAATGCTGGGTTTGTTGTTGGAACTGTAAGTACAACTCCTGGCAACGGAGCTGCTGTATTAAACACCTTAAGTTCAGAAGTGAATGATTCTACAGTTGTTCCACTTGGAACAGTAATAAATTATACTATCCACAGTCCTTATTTCCCACCATTCTTTCCACCATTTTTCCCACCAAACTTCTGTGTTTGCGATGGAGTGGCCAGAAGACAGTACGGTCAGTATTCGTACTTAGATCCAGCTGGGTATGGCTGGACATGCGATGGAACAATGAGCTACGAGTACTACGTATACGGAACTTGTGGTGGAGGATTATGCCCTGGTGAAGGTGGAACTAACGGCGCATATAGAGATGGAGTTTGTGGATATACGGCTCCTGCTCCTGTTATCGCTCCTGTTATCGCTCCTGTTATCGCTCCTGTTATCGCTCCTGTTATCGCAGCGTGCGAAATCTGTTGCGCCGGATGCATTATTGACCCTAAACTAGGTCCGATCTGCTGCTAATAGCTAATAATTTTTTATTGTGATATAATATAAAAATATTTAAAATGGAGGCTTAAAGATGAGCGACACAAATGAAATTTGGGCACCAAGAGAACCAACAGATCCAGAATATACATTTCAAGGTTGGCTTAATTGGGAAAACAAATTTGGGGAATTCGGCACACCCGGCTACCACGACGTAGAAGAGTTTCTAAAAATTCCTGGTGTCTTCGGAGACGATACACCAAGAAAAGTTTACTTTCAACTCTACAGACAGGAAGGTGATGGTCTTCTTCTTTCCATGTACGCCAGATGGGAAAATGACGAAGGGTTGCGACAACCGCTGTTGATGTTGGTTCATCCCGACCATCGTGGAAAGGGAATAGCCACTCAGGTTTTGCTCCGAAGTGAAGAACACTTTATGGACCAACGAGCGGCTTTTTATGGATATACGCCTGAAGAATTTAGAGCTCTTCCAAGAGCGCAACGAGCCTCCGAAGTTATCCCCGCTCACTTGGATGTTTCTGTCAATGAAGCAGGGGCAGGTCTAGCAAAGCACATGGTTAATATTTTTTACACAGTTGAAAAAGATTTTACAGGAGAATAATTAAGTGACACCGTATCAAGAATGGAAGAAAAAATTAGGGACAACTCGTCCTTGGGACATGGTAAATCCAAACGTAGAACATGTTGTCGATGAAGAAGCTCAGTCTAGATACGACATATGCTTAGCGTGCGACAGACTACTGCCTGTTACTCACCAGTGTAAAGAATGTGGTTGTTTCATGAAGATGAAAGTTAAGTTGAAGAAAGCTGTGTGCCCTCTAGGTAAGTGGTAACATGATATTTAAAGATGAGTTGTACCCATTACCAGATTTGGGTGTTGAACCACATCTTATAAAGAATTTTTTTTCAGAATCAATGTTTGAAGATGTTAAAAAACAAATTAAAGAAACTGGTATGGGAACCAAAAATGGTCATTACCACACAATGATGGGTAGATGGGCAGCTGGAATAATACCCAATAAAGATATTGAAGAGTATGCATTAAATAAAATAAGAAAAATATTTAATAATGATAGTCTTGTCCCGGCATATCACTACACAGTAATGTATCAAAGAAAAGATGGATGTATTCCAAATCTTTGGGAACATTTAGATCAAAATGGTTCTCAAATATCAATTAATATAGCTATAGAAAATACTGCAAATTGGCCTCTAATAGTTGAAGGAAAAGAGTATTATCAAGATCCCAATGATGCAGTAATTTTTTGTGGTCAACAGCATATGCATGCAAGACCACCATACCCAACAAGGGATGAAGCAGCAAATACAACTCAATTGTTTATGCACTTCAGTACACCAGACCATTGGATCCAAAAAGACAAAGATAGAATTAATAAATTTGGTCAAGATGGTGATATTAGATTCTTTAATCGTAATAGATATTTGCCACTTCCCGATCCACCAGTAAATCAACCAATAGGTTCGGACCAAGACTATTCGTCAGTTTTGACATATTATAATGCTATTGCTGGAGATGCAATAGATAGTGAGCCAGAGACTGTAGATATGACCATATTGGCAAAACAAGAATTAGCACCAGGAATAACTAAATACAAAATTGCCAAAGGATCAACTCGCATATTAAAAGGCTTAATCCAAAATTCAATGTTTAAACAATGGATGCCAGCTAAATCAGACTCTGGTACAAAAGCAATGTATAATTATTTTTTAACAGAAAAGCAAAGTGACTGTCATCCTCAAGACCCAATAAGAAGAGCTGCAGAATCGTTACAGGTAGGTTTAGACGCAATTGCAGAAGATTCCAGGCGCAGATACAGTGAAAGACCTTTGATATCAAGCCACACTGTTTTATTGCGCTATGAAGAAGAAAATACTTTTTATAGCCATATTGACAACCAGCCAGGAAATCCAAGAGTATTGTCAGTATTAATGTTTTTAAATGATGATTTTGAAGGTGGAGAACTAGAATTTAAAGAGTTTAATATTAAGATAAAACCTGAAGCTGGAGATGTCATAGCTTTTTGCTCAGCATTTCCTTACATCCACCAAGTCCATCCAGTCACAAAAGGAATTCGATATTCTGCAATAAGGTGGTATGAGTTTCAAAAGTAAATATTTTTTTGATTTTAAACTATTTAATAACTGTGGTATCATTACTATATATTAAGAACTAGTTTGGAAAAAAGAGTCGGAAAAAAGAGGTAGCCAATGGCTTATAGTGGATCTAAATTTGCGGTAAATAATACACTTCTACTTAGAAGGTCAGATGAAACTGGCGTTTCACCAAGTACGCTAGCTGAAGGCGAATTAGCAATCAACGTTGTTGATGGTAAGCTTTTTTACAAGAACAAAACAGCAAACGCCGTAATACGGAGTTAATTTAATATCCAACGTTGTTGGAACTGCAAACCAAGTCTCGGTAACAGCTAACGCCACCTCTGGAGTTTACACCCTAAGTCTTCCATCCACAATACAGACTACTCAGGCTAATGTCTCAACTTTATTTGTTGACGGAATTGAGATTAACACAAATGGAGCTACCACCAATCAAGTTCTAAAATTTGATGGAACTAAGTTTGCTCCTGGCACAGACACTGGTTTAGCTGGAACTGTAAGCGTTTCCACCATAGGTAACGGTAGTGCTACTAGCTTTACTGTTACCCACAACCTTGGAACACGTGACGTTGTAGTTGTTGCCCGCAATGCCGCAAGTCCATATGAAGTTATTGATGTCCGTTGGGAAGCCACAACAACTGGAACAGTTACTCTCGATTTCTCTTCTGCACCTTCTTCTAACTCAGTCAGAGTAGGCGTTTATGCAGCTGTTGCTGGTAGTACAATTAACACTACTCTAGCAGGTCAAACAGATGTCACCCTAACCACACCTGCTAATGGCGACTTCCTTCGTTATAATGGAAGTGTTTGGATTAACGATGCCGTAAATCTTTCAACAGATACTATTGGAGATTATGTTTCTAGTTTAGTAGCTGGAACTGGGATCACCCTTTCCAATAACACTGGAGAAGGTTCTACCCCAACCATAGCCGTAACGGCTAATACTTTTGATGCTTTTGGTGCAGCTTCATCTGCACAAACCGCAGCACAGAACTATGCAGCTAACTTAGTTGCAAACGTTGCAACTGCATTTGAAGTTGCTGGTGACTCAGGAACAAGTAAGACAATTACTTCTGGTTCAGATACCCTCAGTATTTTGGGCGGCACAGGTCTTACCTCGGTAACTTCAAACACCGATACAATTACCCTCAATCTTGACAGTACTGCAGTAACAGCTGGTTCATACGGCAATGCAAACACCGCAGCTAGCTTCACTGTAGATGCACAAGGTCGTTTAACTGCAGCATCACAAAATGCAATTAGCATTTTGGCTAGTCAAGTTTCAGACTTCACCGCCAACACAAGAGCGCAGATTAGCGTTGCAGGAGATCTTGCTTATAACTCAAGCACTGGTGTAATTAGTTTTACGAATGACGCTGGAGATATCGAATCAGTAACAGCTGGCACAGGTCTTACTGGTGGCGGCACTTCTGGTGCAGTTACCCTGGACCTGGCTAACACCACTGTTACTGCAGGATCATACGGTTATGCAAACACAACTCAATCTTTTACCGTAGATGCTCAAGGACGTTTAACTGCAGCTACACAAAATCAAATCAGCATTGCTGCTTATCAGGTAAACGATCTTTCTTCTAGTGCGGTAACATCGCTTACTGGTACTGCAAATGAAGTTGAAGTTTCATCTTCTGCTGGCGCGGTTACGATTGGTCTTCCATCAAACGTAACAATTGGTCAAGACCTCGTTGTTACTGGTAACTTGACAGTTAGTGGCAACGTAACAACTGTTAATACAGAACAGTTAGATGTTGAAGATAATATTGTTACACTAAACTCTGGTGTCGTCGGTTCCCCAACATTAAATGCTGGCTTAGAAGTTAATAGAGGAACATCAACAGATGTTGGTATCATTTGGAATGAAACTACAGATAAGTGGACATTCACAAATGATGGAACTAACTATGCTAACCTTGGAGACGTAACTGCAGCTGCTCTTATAGCAGCAGCTGGTGGTGATGGAACCGCAGGACAAGCTCTTACGACTAATGGTTCTGGAGTATTAGACTTCACGACAATTGTTGGCACAACAGAAGCTTCAATCATTTCAGCAGTAGGTGCTGACGGAGCTAATGGTGCAGTCTTAATGACCAACGGTGCTGGAGACCTAACATTTACTACTTTGACAGCAGCAAAGATCTCAGACTTCACTGCAAACACGAGAGCACAAATTAGCGTTGCAGGCGATTTGGCCTATAATTCTTCAACTGGTGTTATTAGCTTCACAAACGATGCCGGAGACATCGAATCAGTAACTGCTGGCACTGGTTTGACTGGTGGCGGTACTACAGGCGCAGTCACTTTGGATCTTGCCAACACCACTGTTACGGCAGGATCATATGGTGCAGCAGGAACTGTATCAACCTTCACCGTAGACGCTCAGGGACGCCTCACGGCAGCTTCTAATGCGGCTATCTCGATTACTGCCAGCCAGGTCTCAGACTTCACTGAGGCAGCTCAGGATGCCGTAGAAGGCGCGATAACGGCAGGTACGGGTGTAACCAAGGCCTATAACGACAATGCTAATACAATTAGCCTTTCAATTGGCCAGGACGTTGCCACCAATGCAGCAGTTACCTTTGGTAGCGTAGCAACTGGAGCAATAACGCTTGATTCTGGAACTGGTGAACTCAACACTTCGACTCAGCTTGTCACCGTGAACACGGTCACAACAGTTGACAGCTTTGATAAAACAGTCTACAGAACAGCTAAGTACCTTGTTCAAGTAACTCAAGGTTCAAAGTATACGACTTCAGAAGTATTGCTTGTCCATGACGGAACTGATTCTTACCTGTCAGAATATGCAGTAATTGAATTGGGCGGAACAGTTATTCCTTTAACAGTATCAACTTCAATCTCGGCAGGAAATGTGTTGCTAAGAGTGACAATTACAGACGCTGCATCAACAAATGCAACAGTCAAGGTAGCAAGAACACTTATAGCAGTGTGATATAATAATATAAGTTTTACAATTTAATAATACAATTAAATTTTAAACTAGAGGGACAGTGAACTTTAGTGGCGAATAAAGACTTTGTAGTCAAGAATAGCTTAATCGTTGGCGACACCGCTACGATCAATGGCGTACAAATTGATCTTTCTAACGCCACTTCTGGTCAAGTTCTAAAATTTGATGGATCTAAATTTGCTCCAGCAGCAGACAATATAGATCCAGTAGTCAGTACCTACTCCCAAACTATAGGCGATGGCACAAACTCTACATATGTTGTAGATCATTATTTGGGTACTAAAAATATTTCTGTTATAGTCAGAGATGCAAATAGCCCTTATGATACTGTTGCGGTTAGATGGGAAGCAACAACAACTAACTCTATAACATTAGACTTTTCTACAGCTGTATCAGCTTCATCTAGAAGGGTTTTTATAGCCTCAGCTGGAACACTTAGTTACTACACCTCAACCATAGGGGATGGAACAAGTTCTAGCATAGATCTAGTTCATAATCTAGGCTCTAGAGATGTTTACGCTACAGTCGTAAATTCAGATTCTCCTTATGAAATTGTTGAAGTTGGAGTCCTTGCACCAAGTGCAAATAAACTTACTTTAGACTTTAGCA